ATAGTGTCCCAGATAATACAATAATTATTCTGCCAAATGCATGTGGTTTAGTACTCAAAGTCGACGAATCTGCAGCAGATTATCTTTTTATGGAACCTACGGAAGCCAAGGCGGCGTTTGAACGCGATTTTATGACGACTACAGGCAAACGTCGCGCGCCTTTTACTGCTTATTTTCCAGGTGATATAATGCCACTCCATTTATTTACCTTTTCACCTCTTTTGCATATTTATCCTGGGCAATTTACCATGGGATTTGTAGGTGTTTTCAAACCTGGCGCGTTATATAAGAAGGAATTTATAAAACCGCTGGAACCTCCACCCTTTAAACCACGTTTTTACGGAGAACGTGCTCCTCCACCCCCACCGCCGCTGCAGAATTATTTCACTGTCCCTATACCCACAGCTAAAGAAGTTATTGCAGCTCTGTTACATCATTTAGCGACACCTCCTAAATCACCCGACTTGCGTAGTCAGTGGGAGAAAAACCGACCGTATGTAACATCTCTCATAGATGCAATTATTGAAAATAAACTGGGAGACGTGTCCAGAAGCACTGTATCAGGTTATCGTGTGTCTTTTGATTATGGCCGCATGGATTATTTCCGTGCGGATTTGAAAAATAGCACATTGGCCAGTATTTTTTCACTTCTATCTACGGCCTTACCTGAGAATGCAGGCGCGGCGCTTCTACTACCACGTCCATCGTCACCCGATAAAGCAATAGATGATCCACTAGATTGGGCCCGCAGACAGCTGTTTATTTCGGAAATTGTTCGCCCATCGGCCACGCCTCAGATTTTTCTAATAAATACCTGCCGTCGCATCAGAGAGACACGCGACTGGGAATTAGAAGCGGGTGCTAAACCAGGTATGAATCTTGTACGTGCCGTGAGCAACGCCACAAAAGGAGAAGTTAATTTACGCAAACTGAATGATTTACGCGCTGCGGCTGGCATACCACCTATTGCATTTCGTCAACAGATAGCTCATTACACCGATTTGCGCGCGGCTTTGAGAGATACATTACCCTATGTCAAGGCAGAAGATATTGCATTGAAAGAAGGTATAGAGAGTATTTTGAGTCATCTGGAAACTTATGAACCGCGGGCACGACCCGTTGCATCTGAGCTGGCTGAAGCATACTATGCGAGACTCGCAACAGTCAATGTTGGACCGAAAACCAGTACTGCCGCCTCTGCAGATGCACTTAAGCGCGAATTAGTTGATCTGAAACGTCAAATACGGCGCTATCGTGAGTCTACTAAAATGGGTACAAAGGCTGACAAGAATGCTGCACGTACAGCGTTGCAAAGAGCTATAAACCGAAGAACCAATATAATGGAATCATTAGGACTCAGAGATCAATGAAGAGCCCATATAGTCGTCATTCTCTAAACAAGACCACTGAGGCAATGCTTCTTGAGATTTTCTTATAGTATTAGCATAATCTGCATACGCTGCTTTTATCTTTTCCAATTGTTCCAAAAGATTATCTGCATTGCTATCCATCTGAGGCAATTCTACGTGAGGTTGTGGTGCTACAACTATTTTTCTATGTGGCGGAACATCGTTAAAATGATCTGACAATTCATTCTGTGGTAGCTGTTTTGTCTCTGGTTTTTCTGTCTCTGGTGCTTCTGTCTCTGGTTTTTCTGTCTCTGGTGCTTCTGTCTCTGGTACTTCTATCTCTGGTTTTTCTGTCTCTGACACAATAATCTGTGGCAGAATATCTTCCAATCGTGTTTCTGCCAGAGGTGCCATTGCAGCTACTTTAGCGCCCATATAACACAATGCCGCCTCTGCAGATTTATAATAGCGACAGCACGCCTCAGTAACCTCTGCTGGTGTGAAACGGTTATTCAAACACGTAGGAATATCTTCCAGCGCCACCTCTTTTTGGTAAAATCCCGTCATCATTTCCGAAATAAACTTCACATCCGCTTTGCCAAATGAAATATTAACATCAATTCGTCCAGGACGAATCAACGCCTTATCCAGTCGCTCAGGATAGTTAGCCGAAATAACCAACTTGCGACCCGGCATTTCCAGTACACCATCAATTAAATTGAGCAGAAAACTCAAAGTTACTGCATCTCCAGATTCCACTTCAGGAGGCAGACCTTCCTCTTGACGAATCTTACGATCCAGCACCACTGACGTCAAACAATCAATATCTTCAATAACATAAAGTCGTTTTGATTGTGGAATCGTGTAACTTACACGTTTTCCATCACCATCAGTTACCCAGACAGTATCATTATAAAACAGATTCATGAGTTGCCGTTGTGTCGTGTAAGGACGCAAGGCCAAACTAAAGATGTGACTATGTGTATCGTGTGCAATAGCCTTTATTGTAGATGTCTTTCCAGCACCTGGTATACCATGCAGAAGAATACCCAACGTGTGTGGAATACCCCGTTCACGATACCATTCTGGATGATTTACAAACAGCTGTAGCCTTTCTTTGAGTTCAACCACATGATCACCATAGACATTTGAAAACGACTTATTTGTAAGAAATTCGTTCATATTAAAAAACAGTGTCTTGGACATGTTTTCCCAGCGATAGGTCTTTGGAACCGTTTTCCCACTGGTTTCGCCATCTTTAATTGACAAATTACTAACGTCTGCAGTCATAGGCGGCGCAGCAGGTATTTCACTAAAATAGTAAATACGATTTCCCAAACGATTATGTTTTTCTGTGACCCAGCTTTCATGAATTCGTTCTATCCAGGCACGAATCTCAGAAATGGACAAATCTGTACTAAATAGTGTAATTTCGACCCTTGCTTCTTCGTTTTTAATACGTCCTTTAATCAATGGTGCCAATTCAATATCATCCTTATCATTAATTATACAGCGGCCATCAAAACGAATATGGCGCGTTGAATCTAATTTGGATATATGTTCAATTACAGCATCCACCTGTTCTGTAAGCACATTGTCATCCCCCGACTTTTGTTTCTGTGAAATGTTTATAGTTTCCTTTTTATCCTCATACTGGCGTACAAGAGTTACCGTATTGATAGGACGTGCCGCCGCAGCAACTACGTTCGTAAGTGCCTCTGGCATCCATTTTTTGGATTTTGTAAAACGTTTTTCCAAAAACCCCCACACAACAGGTCCAATAACAACCGAATTACGAAATAGCCATTCCAAACCAGACATAATCATCATCGTCCACATTAAATGCCAAATATCAGATGAGCCTTTTTTGCTCTGCATCATAAACATTGTCATAAACTGCGTTTTGAGAGTGCCCAGATCCATCGCTATATTTCTTGGACGCCACTCTTTTTAACCCTCTTTGGGTTCGGATAGATGCGGCTAAATATGAAGCTTGCGCGCCAACCATGATGCTGACAACCAGGATGAAACTATTAGTTGTGGAATCTCCCGCAAAGTGCAAAAAGATACAAGAATATCTGGGTAGTGGCTGGCGTGTCCAAGCTACAATGGGCCATATTCGCGCACTCAAAGAAGAATTGTCTGCAATAGGTTTCAAACCAGAAGCTGGACTAAATCAGTCTTGGAATCCCACATATGAAATACTGGATTCCAAGACGCGTGCTATTGCAGAACTGCGCCGTGCAGCAAAAGTAGCAGAATCAGTCTATCTGGGTTCTGATGATGATCGCGAAGGTGAAGCCATCGCGTGGCATATCTGTGCTATTCTTGGTCTGGATCCAAAAACAACACCACGCGTAGTTTTCCACGAAATTACTGCTGCTGCTCTGACTGCAGCAGTTACACATCCGCGAACAATTGATTTCAACAAGTTTAACGCACAACAAGCCCGTTGCATGTTAGATCTTCTGATAGGATTTACACTGAGTCCCTGTCTGTGGCGTGCGATCGGTTTCAAACCTGGACTATCAGCAGGTCGCTGTCAGACACCCGCGCTGCGTCTTATTTATGACCGCGACAAGGCTATTGAAGCACATGCGACTGCAACAACATGGCAGCTGTGTGTAACAACAGGAAAAGATAGCACAGAATTACACTGGAAGGGTACCACCACATGGTCAGAAGAATCTGAAGCAGAATCCACCGCGAAAGCACTAAGTCAAATTACAGATCGAACACTTACAATCACTCAGAGGAAGGAGCGCATTGCAGTCCACAAGCCACCACCGCCCTTTATTACATCATCGCTTCAACAGGAAGCATCCAGTCGTCTTGGATGCCAACCGAAACAGACAATGCGTGCTGCTCAGACACTATATGAAGCCGGTCACATAACGTATATGCGTACAGATAACGCTATATTATCAGAAGAAGCGCAGGCAGCTGCTGCCGAAATCGTTCGTGAACGATGGGGACCAAAATATCTGGGTGCAATATCTGTAAGTGCAACAAAAAAGAAAAAAGCGGCAGAACCTCAAGCTGCCCACGAAGCTATTCGTCCTACACACATGAATATTACTACTCCTGCTGGACTATCTGATATTGAAGCAAAACTATATAATCTTATCTGGATGCGTACGATTCAATCAATTATGGCGGCAGAAGAACGTGATACAGTGTTAGCATCCGCAACCATTTCATCTACTCAGATTGAGGTAGAAGCATCGTGGGATCAAACACGTTTCGCTGGATGGCGGATTATTGAGACAGAACTCAAAACAGAATCAGAAAATGCTGCAGCAATAGCTTTCGGGGCATTGGCGTCTATTGCTCCGCCGGCCAAACTACCCTGGCTCTCTGCTGAAATCAAAGAGCAGCGTACGGCACCGCCATCCCGTTATACGGAAGCAGCCTTGATTCGTGAACTGGAATCCCGCGGAATTGGGCGACCTTCTACATTTGCAACACTGGTTGAGACAGTTTTAGAGCGCGGTTATGTTGAGAAATCACCGTTACCAGCACAGACAACTACTCTTCGTACCTGGGTTATTAAACCTACAACTATACGGTTGTCAACACGAACAGAGAAATTTGGTGCAGAGCGTGATAAACTCCGTACTACGTCTCTGGGACGCACTGTTATTGAATGGTTGCTTAGCGAATTCGGCGACATGCTTGACTATAATTTTACAGCATCCATGGAGTCCCAACTGGATGCTATAGCGCAGGGTTCTAACAAATTGACTCAACTGCTGGATAATATATGGAAGCAATATGGAACACGCTACGCCAACACTATGAAGTCTGCGACTGGTGCCACTGGTGCCACTGGTGGACAAACAATGAGTCGCGGAGATTTAGGCGATGGATACAAAATCATTGTTAGTAAGAAGGGGCCAATATTTGTAAGAGAACAAACGGGACAACCAACGCGATTTGCATCAGTGCCCCCAAATATTACACCAACTACTGCAACACAAGCGGATGCTATTGCCGCCTTTGCTGCAGCTGATCAACGTGCCGCAGGTGAAGTACTGGGCGAATTAGATGGTACAGCCGTTGTACGAAAAACGGGAAAATTCGGCAAATATATTGCGTGGGGCGATGTATCACTTAACTGTGCAGAGGATGCAACATTTGACTATATTTGCACAGCACTCAAGAGAAAAAAATCCACCACTTCTATTGATCATACAGTCGGATCTTATAGAATTAAGAACGGACAGTATGGACTTTACATGTATAAGATGCTTCCAGCCGGCTCAAAAACGAAACCGGTCTTTGTTAATTTACCTGATAGTACTCCCTGGGCAACAATGACACCTGAAACAGCAGAGGCATTTTATAAATATGCTCTTGCTAACAAGAAGTCGCATGGCTAACTCTGCGCCGCAGCACAATTGTTGAAAATGGAGACAGTTTGCTCAAAGAAATAACGGGCTCATAGCCTTCCACTTCAATTTCACTGAAAAACTCCATCATACGATCCCATGTCAGCAGCGCACCCTCTTTTGTTGTCACAAGCAGTGCGCAAGAATCACCCAGTGGATCATCATTATCGACTAGTATTTGTGGTCTTGTAGTGGTGCAAATATGTGGCGCGGGCCTGTCAATTCCCCATACTTCTATAGTATCCTGTCCCCTGGGTAGATATACTACATGGCGTTTGAGACTCCAATAGGGCATTCTATAATTGTCGATTTAAAATACTAACAATTGATATAAAATAACCTACGATATACTGCCAGCGCCAGCAATAAGCTGTCCACCAATGGAAACACCACCAGGACGATCGCCAATAGTTCCTATTCCAGGGGGTGTAACGGGTGATTCAATGCGCTGCGTATCCTGTCGTGTTGGATTATTCAGCCACCGTGATGACAGAGTCGCCGCTACTCTATCTGCTTCTTCACGACAACCTTCACCGTGCGGACCACGAAGGGCAGCAATCGGATTACATGCATTTTGCACACCGGCAGGCACATTAACAGGACGCGGCGGCGCAACTGTATTCCGAAACAGAGGCGCGTCCATCGGTATGGCAATTTCGTTACAGCGGCCAAACGGCTGATCAAGGCGGCGCAGATGGCTCTCCACTTCCATCTGAACGGGTGTTGCAGGACCATTACTCATCCGCCAAGCAAATTGCGGAGTATTACGTGCAGCATCCATAGCGGGACGGGGATCTACAGCAACCAAGGGCGCTGATGTGGCAAGATAGGTTGAAGCACGCATCTGACTTGCTCCATACGGTAGGCCCGCCGGTATTTCAATTGGACCCGAATTCTCAGGGCTTGTCATATGGGCCAGAGGTGCGGGATCCAATGGAACACCCCGCGGAATCTGGCCAACAAAAGTATGTCTCTGACCAACACGCTCTTGATCCCAACGAATGCACTGAGCCGGGAGACGATACCAATCACGCGTCACTGGAGCTGGAACTAACTCCTCCATTATCTCTATTCATGAAAATCAATTTAGCGACTGAACGTTGTCACGACGACCCAGTAGCAGAGCCGCATCAGCAGCAGGACCTTCTGCAACTTCTATTATCCGCACCGTCATATGCCATTCACAGCCCACCGCACCTCCTTCTATAGGTTTTCCAGTAGAATCCAGCCAGTTGAAATTTAATCGGTCCAGACGACTCAACGGCGGACGAAAAGTCTTCGGCGCCTCTATCATGTTCTGCGACCAGCAACCAAAATTGTTTAATAATAACTTGGCGAAATAGTGGCCCACTTGTCCAGTTGAATCGGTTGACTGATAAATATCTTCAGGTGATGTGTGTGATATATCGTTCATCTGTTCCATTATATTCAATTGTAGAAACACGTAATCATCAAACAGTCGTGGCCAGGATATACCTGTATAGGATGTTCCACCCGTCAAATTCTTCTTTGGAAATCCTAAATTCCATCCCAGTCCCCAGTTCGTTTGTCCACTACTGACCGGCGCATCTGTTGCCCATGGTATATCGAAGGCTGCACCGCCTCTATCCAGAGTGACATTACCCTTGCCAGAATTCAATGTCAGATTGAATCCATCTGCAGAAAAAAGTGTCTGCAAATCGGTCCACGAATACGTACCCTCAGGAATATTGAATACGTGATTACCTCCACCATCAGACCAAGTAAAGCCGGTATTTGCACGGGTGTCTGAAAATGTCCAAACGCTATTTATAAATTTCACTTGAACTATATCAATACGCTCAACATTCTTATAAACACGCGGCAGTCGCAGACGCATTGCAGTGGGCACGGGATATACTGTCTGATCACGATCCAGACTATCTAACATGACTACATGCACGCGCCGTGTCTGTTCGGTACGCCAACGTGTGGCTGTAATACCTAATCCGGCATTATGATTATCCTCATCTGATGGCAATTGGTCTCCCGCTTCCGCTGCCGCTGTCGCCGCCGCTGCTGTTTTTGCCATCCAGGATGCAGCCTGTTCACGCCACGCATCTACAGCTGCCGCTCTGGCTGAACCTTCAGAAGATAACGATGAATCTGAATCATAAGATTCATCGCTAGAATCCATTTCTTAGTTAAAGCATACAAGACGTTTATATTCTCCCAACGACAAACACATCACGTATCAGATAATGTCCAACGTCACACTTCTGGGTCTGTGTACAGATCATGTTATCGGTCAACTTACTCCTTCGGCGTCGATTCAATGTGTTCTTGGAGAAGTGTTGCCGCCAATGAGGCAGGTGAATGTTGAGACGCTGTCCACCACCAACACTCTGCATCTTCAGATGGCGCTGCAGCCCACCCCCAATGTGCAGGCAGACCTAACACCCATCCCGGGCGAACAATAACCTCAATATACTGTACACGCGCCAACCAAGGACATTCTTCAACCGTTATTGTCCACGGATTTACACCTTTTTCGGGTATAAATGAGTGAAATTTGGAGTGTGCCAACCAGACTTTCAAAGGACAGCCGTGAGAGCAGCCGATCCATTGTCTCTCAGCAGTGACCCACACCAGTCCAGTCCATCCACCGACAGGTAATATATCGACATAGTAATCCTGAAAACTGGGCAACCACCACCAGGCTTTTCCAGCATTCAGTTCTTTAAGACCATTTGCTAAATCCATCTGCAATGCTAAATTGGCGCCGTTCGTCAAACGGGGACGCCCGGGACCCTCTGCCAACCAAACTCCGACACTTACAGCCTGGCCTTTCTCTGGTTCTATACGCCAAGGAGCTTTCTCTGCTACGACCGGACGCCATGGTAATGGTCCAATTTCCATAACTACAGGCGTTTTTTCGGATAAAACTGCACGTAATTCCGATTTTGGACCAGGCTGTGGAGGCTGAGCGAATGTGTACTCTTCAACGCTACGTGAATACTCCCACCAATGAACCGCCATTACAACTGCCAATAGGACTATGAGCCCCCAAATCATTACTTGAAGCAGCGACAGTTTGTAGTCACCGCCACCGCATAAGAATAAAACCCTCTAAATCAACTAATGGACATACCACTGAATTCAGAACAATCTGTTATCGTAGCCCAGCCTCCCAAGCAGAATATGCGAATTTTGGCATCTGCGGGTTCAGGTAAAACTACTACACTTACAGCGCGAATTGCGCATCTTATAAGAACAGGAGCTGCCGTCCCAGAGCAGATTGTACTGCTCTCCTTTACGCGAAACGCCGCGGGTGTAATGCGGTCACGCCTGGAGGCACTCATTGGAACCACGCAAATCCTGTGTGGTACCTTTCATTCGCTGAGTCAGCAGCTTCTGCGAAATTATACACCCACCGAACTGGAGGATATTTTTCACGTTGATGAACTCCCTCTTAAAGCCTTGGATTGGATGGAAAGCAGCAGTGGTAGAGTCTGGATTACTCAAAATATCGGCTGGCTGTTTATCGACGAATATCAGGATATAAATGACACACAGGAGCGTTTCATTCGTGCGCTGCATCATCCAGGTGCAACCGTAACAATTGTTGGTGATGATGCACAGAATATATATACGTGGCGCGGTTCTTGCGTAGACTATATATTAAATTTCCATCAGCGATTTCCCCAGGTTGCGGATTTCCAACTGGCAACTAATTATCGGTCAACCGCTGCCATTGTTGCGGTAGCCAATTCAATTATGCGTCATATTCCCACGCTTCCGCACAAGCAACTTATGACTGCAGCGCAAAGAAATGCTCAAGGCGATCGACCAGAAGTCCGTTATTTTGCACGAACAGCAGAGGAGCGCGACTGGATAACAGAGTCTGTATGTAAAACTCTGGCAAATGGTCAGACTGTAGCTATTCTCAGTAAATTTAACAGTGTGCTATATTCGTATGAAGCCGCATTCAAAAAAATGGGTCTGCGTTGTCGTTTTGTTGAGGCAGATAAAGATAATGTACAGACACCAACAGTTTATTTGAGTACTTTTCACAGCGCGAAAGGATTGGAATGGGATAATGTGTATTTAGTACGAATGAACGACGAAGTTTTTCCACAACAGAAAGACGATGATTCTGTATTACAGGAACGTCGTCTTTTTTATGTAGCTGTCACACGTGCACGCCGGCAGCTCTGTATGACCTACAGTCGTAATGAACGATCTCTAAGTAGATTTGTACGTGAAATACACCGACCTTTGCTCCAATTTATGAATATTCCACGTTATGAATTAAGTCTTCTAACATGCGTACCAACACCGACAACTATTGCAAACTGGGTGGATTATCTCAGCGGAGAGGATTATCGCATTCTTAAAAAAATAGGATGTTTGCCTTCACTGCAACCTCAGACGCAGCAGCCACTGCCAGCGTCTTCCGTGGCACCGACATATGTAACCCCCCACTGGTGGACAGAGCAGGGGATGTCTGCAGAATTCAGCGCATTTATAAGAGCTTTTTGGCATCGCCAAATGTCATCACTGCGACCTGAATCTGGTGGACAGTGGGATCGCGAAGCCCAACGCGTCATTTGGACAATAAAAATAGCAGCAGAAGACGCCGCAGTGTTTGTCCAACACCGTAAACTTATAGAATCACTTGCGCATCTGTTTTTCAGCGGCACACCGCCAGGTACAGCTCCACCCCAAATCTATTGGACAGAAATTGTAAATGCAATCGGTCCAACTGGATTAGAACAACCAGAACTCATCCGTATAATCCAGATTATCCACAAGATGCGTACAATGCTATATAATCTACGGTTTGCATCTATTACTCTAGAAGAGCTCCAGTTTGCACCTATTAGACATTCTCCACCGCAAGAATCCCGCTGTGCATTAATTGAAGCCTGGCGTCTCTACACAAATGGAATATCTATGGAGTCACCACAGCCCACAACAGAAGAGCTACGTGCTGTTTATCAGATTGGTCTGTGTAGATCTCTTGCCATGGGTCGTTCGGCTGTGGTGGCTGAGCTACCTGGAGAAACACAATTCAAGCGCTGTCGTGCATTTCTCACACAACTAACTGAATTTGCCCGCTCTCTCTCAGAAAAAGCAAAAACAATACTATGTAGAGTTCAGACTGAACTGCAAGGCAACATAATAGCAGAAGCAGACATGTTGATTGATGAAACAGCATGGTTTCTGGTAAGCGGCGATCAACCGACAGAACTTCAAAGATTGGATTATTTGATAATCTGTTTACTTACTGTGCATTTATTGCGGTCAGCGGGTCATAAAATTACGGCTTTAACGCTGTGGCAGCCCATAACAGACCATAAGCTGACATGGTCTGTTGCAGATTGGAGTACACAGAAAGCACAGCTAATGGCAGACTTTATAGAAGCACGTGTTCGCCATTCTACGACAACTGAATGATTTAGAAAAAAGCACTTATTAATTCACATGATAGTACCACTTATTATTTAAATTTTGATATACATTTTTACTGTTTCCTCTAAATAGCATAATCCATATACTACAATTTCCAGAACCACAAATAATTGTTTCACACTTACTCATTATTATAGTTATAGCTAAATAGAGTTTAGAAAATTTAAAAATATCTGATCGCATTTGTAGATCTACTGTTGAATTACATTTTGGCATGTGACGTATTTCATCGGTAAAATAAAACGAATTATTTGGAAAAGCGTTCCTCATAAATGTAATAAATTCAGTTTCATCACTTTGAATCAGAAATTTAGCATTCGGATTTTCTGATAGAACTTTATTTGCAAATTCTAAGTATTGATCATAACTACATATTTTAGTTTCTCTATTTTTATCATTACCTCTATAGAAAAGTACACATATATTTTTATAGTCTAATTTATATTTAGATTCCATTTGTTTGACTGTATCTGAAATTTCTACAGAGGGAGTAAAATATTTTTTAATAATTGGTGATATTTTTTCATAGTCAAGCACATTATATAGTGAAAATTGATACCCCTGAACATAATTTATATTTTTAGGTATCTTTTCTATTTGAACATTATTATAATGTTCAAAATAATCATATGTGATATCTCTATTAGTAGTATTTGGTTTGTACCACGCAAATTGTGCTGAACTGTTTACTACTGGTAAGGTATTATTCTTATTTATATATTCAATAATTTTATGTAATAATACGCTGCAACATGAAAAGAATCCAGCATTATGTGTGACTGTGATACTCATACTACCCTATTAGAATATTCTTTTTAACCTGTACCGCTTTGCGGTCTCTTAACTAAACGTTAACGTCAAGTACTATTACTCGGGGCTTTGCCCCGCTGCTCCTCGTCCGAGTGAGTTCTTAACTTTAATACTTGACGGTACTTGACACTATACAATAAATGTGAAATGCTCCAAGCCTTTACGATCCGGTTATCACAGGAATGCTTGCTATATGCATATCCACACGTTCCAGAGAAGAATTTGCCAAACCCACATACGACAGAATAAAATCACAAACGTATTCGGGCATCTGTATTCCCATAATAATTGATGGTTCAGATACACCATCTACACACTGGCAACAAGGCTCAGTCATTTATAAACATATTCCAAAAATTATTCTGGGAGCAAGCAGGAATTTAGCCATTGATACAGCTCTTAAACAGACAAATGCAGAATTTATCTGTCTCTGGGATGATGATGATGAGTATTTTCCTACTCATCTTGAAAAAAGTGTTAATGCTCTAAATCAGAATCCTCACGCAGTCGCTGTAGGTCAATCTAAAACTCTTATGCTTTTTTCAGATACACAAGAGTTATGGCAATTAGGACCCTATGACAAATATCATGCTCTTGAACCCAGTCTTGTTTTCAGACGTTCCTGGCTCGAAGACAGCCAGCATCGATGCGATCCAAATGATATTCTGGGAAGTGCCAGACAAATATTATGTAACTGGTCGGCACCTATCGTACAAATAGAACCTACATATATTCATATCGCACATAACAGAAATACCTTTGATAAGACACAGATTCGCCGTAATCCAAAACGATTTGGCGCAAAGCAACTGTCGTACCGTCAAGTACTAAAGTTAAGAACTAACTCGGACAAGGAGCATCTGCTCTCTCGGCCGTCGCGCACGCGCGACGCGTGCGCAACGGGGCAAAGCCCCGAGTAAATATTTAATAGTACTTGACGCTAACGTTTAGTTAAGAACGCCGCAAAGCGGTGTTCTTAACTTTTATACTAAACGGTAGCCTGCCTGCCTACCTGGCTTAATCTCTGAAAAGAGGTTGCGCCAATCCATTAACAAAACGCATCCAATTAAATCCTATGCCAATAATTACAACCTCTACTCCATTTCCAGTCGGGTCAGCACAGGCATCAGGTGTTGTAAAAGCAGGAGGGATTATCTCCATGTCTAAGCGGATATCCGTACGCGATGCATTGACTGTGCCCCGTGGCTGCAGTGTATTTCCTGCGTCTGGCAGCTCAAAATCGTAACCATAAACAAATCCTCTGGTTATGCGAACACCGCCTCTATGATCTAATCCGTAATCCTGGCGCCACCACTGTTCACTGTCTTCGCGCCAGACTGCATTTCCTACCATTAGACGGGCTGAAGCCATTATAGGATACTGTATCGCAGAAGGCACCACCGCAGATTGACGTGCCTGTTGCGACTGTATTGTTTGCACCAACTGGGGCTCCAACAATGTTCCGTAATTTGTAAATTCATTAAACTGCCACACGCTTTTTCTGCGGAAAAACCAAATCAGACTACGAATAGGCCCGTTTAATTCCAATAGAGGAATACTCAGCGGCACAGTCGCACCGGTCTGCACATTTGCAAGAAGACCTGGCTCAACAGTGTAACGGACAGTTGTAACTGGTTCATAGAGCATTTCAAATGGCAATCGCAAATATTTATCCCGCAGTGGATCTTCTAACATAACGCTACCACAATATATACTGAAATTTTTGAAACGAGGTACAGTGGAAGGCAATTTATAATATGAAGGTACAGGTGTCGGACCCGAATTATCAATTAATAGAATTTCTGTTCCCAGAGGCACTTCAACCGATGATGTGCGCGCCACTGCCCTTTTACGCACTACGCGTTCAAAGTCGTTAAACCATATTCTCATGCGCACTTCAGTTGTATCTCCAATTGAAATTAACGGAAAAGCCAATTCAGGACGACGAAAAAACGACAGCGGCAGCCAACATGTTATCCATCCGTCTTCCGTAGGAAGAAAAGTCGTCGCAGGTGGTCGACTGGTATCTTCCAACACTGTTACTGGCAGCCGTCCGTTAAAATCCACATCCCAGATGGCTGTTCTACCTGCATCCAAATCACTACGCGACCATATATCAAACCATTCTTGATCCCAATTTTCTACAATTACATCGTTAATCTCGAAACTAACACGTCTGATTGCCAGGCATCCTAATGCAGACGCCCACATCCATGCACCCGAAGGATCACCGTATGACCATAGTCCGCTAAATAATTTACTTTCTAAATCAGCACCCAGCCAGCTGGCCGGTTGAAACCGTAGAGCAACCCACTGTAACATGTCGCCGCATTCTTGTCGTGTAAGGCGCACTGTTATCTGTTCACCCCAGGCGGCGTTACCCTGATATCCTACCTCAGTAATTTCAGATGCACAATTATGATATCGCGGCCATTCGCGACGGAAAATTGTCTGATTACTATCAAATGGAGTAAAATCCTCATCTTCAGGACCACGGTCCACCAAATCAACAAGCTTTTTAAACGCCGGTGCAAATGACATTAATCTCCTAAAGTGGCTGCTGATTTAGACTCTGCAGAGCGCGACGTTTCCATCTTACCCATGCGTCTCTGGGGCGATGTTGTACGTAAGCCGCACAGGCTCCCGCAATTTCTTCCGCTTTACCGTTAGCGACTGCTGTTACTAACCGAATCACAGGTTCAGAATTATCGAAAAACTGCTTTCCACAGATAAGCCATGCTCTATCAGGTTTGCCCGCTGCTAACCAACAAAGAACAGCAGACTCTGCAGCACCATCTGTTGAGATTTTTTCAAAAGCAGTGCCTGCTGTTATCCACTGGGGTTCAGGAATGCGCAGATATAATGTTTCAACGTCAGCAATTGTTAAAGGTTTAGCAAATAATCCGCCCATCTGGAATACGCCAAGAATTTACGGAATCAGCGATTGCTGTTGAAGGATTACACCGCTCAACATAATCAGTACGGCGCCTATAATTGACATCCATCCAGGACGTTCACCGATAAACATTGCACCAAAGATAAATGCTGCCAGTAATCCCGCATAACTAAGAATAGAATATGTGACAGTCGATAGCCGGGGCACAGCATAGAAGCGCAGCCAATAACCACTGAACATTGTTACTCCGTGAAATACAGATAACCATATAAAATCACCCCATGTGCCTCTTGCTTCATTGATAGGTCCAAACAGTGTAATTTGCAGTAAACTAATTGCCATAAGCCAGATACCGGCAGAGGAATTAACTATCCAAACCGCTTTTGATGGGTCTAACCATTTTATTTCGCGTAAAATTGTGTGCATGGCAGATTCAGTCAAAGCCATAATCAGTCCCATAAATATTCCCCAACTGGCATTGGCACGCCGCCCCAGAGTATCAGTTGTATGCGATATAGATGTTAGATTAGATGGATCCAAATTTAGAAAAAAAGAACCTACAGCTGCGACCCCCATAAGCAACCAATCACGACCATTAATGCTTTCACCGCTGTAGATTGTTCCAAATACCAGATTCCACACGGGATAGGTGTACAACAGAGACATGGCCTGTCCCGCAGGTAGATTACGAAATGCCTCATAACTTGCTGCGATGTGCAGTAGATTTGTTCCACCAAGCGCCACTGCACCGGCCTGTTCTGCCAATGTCAGGTGTTTATCTGTTGTCAATGTATAACCGATACCGGCACTGGGCAAAATGCGACTCCAAAGTGTGCTTATGGGATCCAATGGAGTTTTTTTAATTGCAATCGGTGTTAAAGCCAGAATACTTTCGGCCGCCACCAGAGCTGTTGATGCTGCCATCCTTGGTTATTGTGAACATTTTGGGATGTCTCATGCCAGACGTAGTATTTTACGAATCCAGTTAAGACATGTTGTACGCTGCACCGGTGGTGATAGGCGACTCCATTCCTGCACGGTGTATTGTGATCCCATAGATAGATTACATCGCGAACATATGGGTCGCAGATTTGTCAAATCTGTTGCACCGCCGCGACTCTCAGGAACATCATGACCGACATGAAAATCAAAAACTGTCATGATATTTTGACACCAGGGAACAAGACATTTACGTTCAAAAATACGCCCTGCGTAGTTTATCCACACTTGTTCCCGCAACGCTTTGGGTACTTGTGTTTTAGAAGTGATACGATTCTCTACTGATGATGCACGTGAGCGTTTAGTTGTCATTTCTGCTGTAATTGCTGACAGAATCCTTAGATTGTGCCAGCAGGTAGCATCATTAGCCCCCACATGACAGCAAAAAAGACAATTGTATGTAGAAGTAAGCCGGCGGTTGTAGCTGCACCCATAGGATATGCAACCTGGAAGAATGAGCCGAATATTGTTTGCGTAAGTTTATATGTTTCTGGGTTAGCAACAATATAGAAAACTAAGGCTGATATGAAGGAGTATTTTGCCTTGAGCCAAGCGTTTACCATTCTATTTAGAATCTATAAATTTAGGCTGTCGGAATTGGAATTATACCACGGAGTGGAATGGGCGCATGAATGTGACCCAATCCTTTCATCTTTACTGTTTGGACTATGAATTTTTTACTTTTTGGAACAGCAGCAGGAGTGGCAGGAGCAGGAGCAGGAGGAGTGGCAGCAGGAGTGGCAGCAGGAGTGGCAGCAGGAGTGGCAGCAGGAGTGGCAGCAGGAGTGGCAGCAGCAGGAGCAGCAGCAGGAGCAGCAGCAGAAGTGGCAGCAGCAGGAGCAGGAGCAGGAGCAGGAGTGGCAGCAGCAGGAGTGGCAGCGGCAACGCGATAATCTGCAGACGCCGCTTGCCATTCCCTTATCTCACCCAAAATGCGTGCAGGCAGACATCGTGGCGAACCACGTAAATCTGGGTTATTACCACAGAACCACAGACTTTCCAGAATAGCCAAAGACATTGGTTTATCGGATATAATGACTTCGGGGACTAGTGCTCTCAACACATCAATATTCTGTTTATATTTATCTTTATCTACATCTGCAACGCCAGTTATATCACCAAAGGATGCAACTTTTCTTCTATAACCCGCTGCTCTATATGGATTGGTAACACTCATTGTATGCACTTCACCAGATATATCGCGTACTAAAATAGTCGCATCTGGAAAAAGACGGGCTATTCTTTGATTTACAATTTTCTGTTGCTCAGGTTTATCAGCTAATAATTCTGACTGCGCTAACAACTGACGATACTCTTCCAATGTTGAATCTGGCCGCAGGCCTATGCGATCTTCATGGGCATAACGATTGCCTAAGGAAACATGATATTTTATTTTTTCTGATAAGCCCATGCCGTTCACCCAAGCAGGTTCAACTAATTCTTCTGCAGTGCGCTTTTGCATGAGTGCTGTTACTACAGACCAGAGTGGTTCGGTGCGATCATTTGGTCCAAGATCAAAATATAAATCATCAAGAGACTTAAATTCAGCTCCCGGAATATCTGATACGTCTGTTTTATATACTATTATCTGTCTGTCGTCAAAGTGTCGTTGAAATAGTTCAATTAACTGAGAACCGGCTCCTATACGTTGTGCTGCAACCTGAGATGTCTCATTGGGGCCTACTTCAGTCAGTGGAATATTATTTTCTATTACAGCTAATTTACCACCATTAACAGCGGCAATACCCACGTGCGTAGCTTTGGGTTTTGTGAAAGGATTAGGTATTGAAATGCCTTTTATAGGTGGAAACTTCATCCATTGTGCATCTGGTCGGTTTGCCAATATTGCACGTGATTTGACTGTAGGAGCACCAGTTCCTATGGCTGCCAGAGCAGCCAAAGCAGTCACATCTTCTGACGAAGCAGGAGCAGCTATTGTAGAAGAAACAGAAGGCGTAGCCGTTGTAGCCTGAGACACTGCAGCCAATGCAGCCAAAGCAGTCACATCTTCTGGCGAAGCAGGAGCAGCCATTGTAGAAGAAACAGAAGGAGCAGCTTTTGCAACCTGCGACGCTGCAGTCAATGCAGCCAGAGCAGCTATATCTTCTGGCAGAACAGGAGCAGCTATAGTGGGCTTAGCAAGTGGAAAAGAAGGAATAGCTGTTGTAGCCGGTGACGCTGCAGCCAATGCAGCCAGAGCAGCCACATCTTCTGCATTTTCAGGCAGTGCAGGAGCAGCTATTGTGGGCTTAGCAAGTGGAACAGAAGGAGTAGCTTTTGCAACCTGCGACGCTGCAGCCAATGCAGCCAGAGCAGCTATAACTTTTGCATTTTCAGGCGGTGCAGGAGCAGCTATTGTGGGCTTAGTAAGTAGAACAGAAGGAGCAGCTGTTGTAGCCTGCGCGACTGCAGCCAGAGCAGCCAGAGCAGGAGCAGCCACATCTTCTGGCGGTGCAGGAGCAGCTATTGTGGGCTTAGCAAGTGGAACAGAAGGAGTAGCTGTTGTAGGTTTTTCAGTTGGACCAGATATAGTAGCTGTAATGTGTGCTAATGATTCATCCAAAACGTTGGGTGGAAGACCCCCTGGTGGTGGTGGGAGTGTTCCAAATAAACCAGAAGCATCAAGAGCTGGAGCAGGTGCAGCAGCAGGTGCGGCAGCAGGAGTAGCAATAGGAGGGACAGCAGGAGCAGGAGTGACAGCAGGTGCAGAAACAGGTGCGGCAGCAGGAGTAGCAATAGGGGGGACAGTAGGTGCAGAAACAGGTGCGGCAGCAGGAACAGGAGTAGGTGCGACAGCAGGTGCGGCAGCAGGTGCGATAGCAGATGCAGAACGACTTCCAACTAATGAAATTTCTTGATCTGGATCGTCTAGATGTTGTTTCTCTACGCTAATACTAATAAAACTTAAAAAATTTTCGACAAAATATTCCCCATAGTCGCCATTTCTAGTTGGAAATTGCTGCCATAAATAATTTAGCTTGTAACTATTGCTTCCTATCCTATGAAGTCTTATAATATTATAATCAGTATTTGTTTTTCCTATTATTATTTGTTTTCCAGAATCATCGAAAATTTCAATTTTATAATTAGTTAAATATGCCTCAAATAAAGGTGCAAGAACATCTAAATCAATGTAAATATCATCTGATTCTTTAAGAGCATTCAAATAATCTATAATATTTTTACCATCAATTTTTTGACAAGATGTTGGTCCCGGTGCACATACAACTATGTCATCATCCTCCGCATATATACTCTTTCTTTTTCTTCCTAAAGTTCTATTTATTATACTACGATTTATATGTTTGTTTATTAAGATACTTTGAGCGTTTGCACTTGCTGCGATATATTTTTTACATAAATCAGCGTTAATGCAGGGCCGCCGCGAACCACATTTTTTCTTAGCTTCAGCGCAACCTTCCTTAGTATAACTACAAATATTAATAAGATTATCTATTATTTTTTGTTTGACAATATCAGCAATATTATATTCTTTAATTTTTAACCTTTCTTTAATTTTTACAATTGAGCTCTCATGAATACCTATATTTCGCTCATCTCCTCTTTTTTCATTCCTTTCTTCCTTGGTTTCATAGAAATACTGACCACACAGCGCCTCCCAAAAAGTGCCCTCAACTTTAGGAGCAGCCATTACCCTACATCCCGCAATGGAAATCCACGCGCATATCTAAACCCCGCCGACTATCTCACCACAATATGGATACTCATAGACAAACACAAAAAGCACGTGTCCAGTGCAAGCAGGAACTCTTAGTCAAATGGCTACAGGAATTCTATTCTAAGCCGGGTCGTGTTACAGATATTTTACCCATACTCACAGATAACGGTCCCGTGAGCCTGCGTCTAATTGACTGGTTTGTCACCAATTACAGTAAAAAACACAATATCACTTACACACTATCTCAGCCCGACGGTTCAGAAAAATTATTCTCCGTATATTTCTATTACAAGCGTGAACTCAAAGCCTATAGTAAACGTCTATTTGATCCCTTCTGCCGACGCGAAAGAATCAACTTTCTAGTTTACGGACAGCCAGCACTGGAAGAAACCACCGTCGGCCAACTCAATTTCTTTCGCTGGGCCATTGAAACTGGTGTTCTGGATTATGTCCGTAAACATGCAACAGACATTGACACCGATATGAAAGCCAGTTTCAAAGAACATTATGCAAAAGAACCTGAATCAAAAACAGCCACCGGTCGCCGCAAACGTAAAGAAATGTCGCAATCAGCTCTGAAAACAGTAAGTGCACAACCGACACCTATTCTTGTTCGGTTTGATTAGCATGCCTAAAGTCAATTCTGTAATCATCTCCTACACTGCGAAGGCGTTCAGCAGCTTCCAACTGAGCCACCCCCCTTCCTGGTAACCACTGATGCTGCCATGTCCGCTGTTGAGCGCGTATAGAAGCATCTTCAAGTGTCCACGCATTTGTTTCACTTACAATCTGTCGCATTTCCCGCATTGTGTCGATACTTTCCGGATTCCATCCATCAAAATGCGGATTACGCCACAAAGATGAATCAGGTAATCGGGGTCGCTCTCCTGCACCACGTTCATCGGGAAAATAAGCCGGCATTTTACCTCCTGCAGCAGACCATTGGCGTTTATCCTGTCGCGCCAATGTAGGTTGATTATCCTGAGCTCCATGGGTGGGATGAGCAGCCAACATTTCTGATGTCACCTGCTTAGCACCCGCCGACATCAAATCCGACCAAAAGCGATTATTAATTGTACCGCGTGTATCCAATTCACTGCGCGGGCGAAGCCCCCCATCGGCTCTTGGCAAACTTGTGACATCACATAATGGTCCAGACCACATTGTAGACTGCAAACGCCGGGCTTCTAATCGTTGCTGGGCTACAGATGTATGCATCTCTGTTCTGCTTTTATATTTAGCCTTTCTTAAATAAGGATATGTGCTGGAATGCCGAAGTATCGCTGCAATCATTCGGTATCGGTATAGCAGCAGTATTGTTAATGTGGTTAAAAGGCAGCCCTCCTGCACGTATATTTTGTTTACTCAGTATTTCCATCATGCAATTTATTGAATTTATTGTGTGGACATTTTACAATAATTCAGCTATAAATACTGCTGCTGCAATGGCGGCGTCGGCACTTTTAGCAATTCAACCTCTTGCATCTCTATCACTTATACCTTCCGCACAAGCCACTTTGCGAAACACGTTAATCTCTATTTATGTAACCCTACAGAGTATTCTATTTACACAAACAGAACATAACTTGTCAAAATATCACATGCGCAAAGGCGCTAACGGTCATTTGCAGTGGCTCTGGCTGGAGCGCAAACCCATAAGTTTCGTTGTATATGCTGTCTATTTTACTTTTCTTTTCCTGCCCCTAATCATTATCAAAGATTGGTTATTACTTTCAGCGGGTCTTGTAACACTTTTATTCTCATTTTATTCATTCTGGAAGACAAATACGTGGGGGTCAATGTGGTGCTGGATTGTTATATTAACAGCAAGCGCAGCAGTTCTGTTGGGCTAAAATGGCAATACTACTAACCAGCAATGTCTGCACGAATGATATCCTGTGGAGCCGGCATTACAGCAGGTCTGGAACTCTGGTTATGGTCAGCAACCGGTCAAATAGTCTTAGTAGATAGCAATCCAGACAAGCGCTTCGCCGCAGATGAACAGTTATGGTGCGACTCTATGAATCCCCGCTTAAAACCAGCAGCGCTAAAGAAGATAAAGAATGCATCGTGCAAACAAAACCCAACGTCGTAAGCAAGCGCCGGCTCCCGCACTTGCTTCCAATCTTCCAGGTGTGGGTGCGCCGCCCCCTACAGCCGATAGTATTGTAAAAGCAACAGAAGAATCGCTTGATATTTTTCTTGCATCAGAGGCCCAGCGTACGTTTCAACAGCCATGGACAGCACTTGACCGCGGTTCGCGCATGGATCGTCTTCGTAGATGGGTCCAAGCGTATCCAGATGTAACACCTGCCGAACGGGCTTCACTACTTGCGGCCGTGCTCCAAGCTTTTGAGCTCCGTTATTTGAACAGCAAATTTGCCGTTGACTACGACCCCACAACTGCCACAATAATAACCGTAAAAGGTCTCCGTGAGCGCCGCAATGCCGTTGGCCTCCGTACATTCCGTATTGAACAGCAAACAGCGGCATCGCGTCAAACTCAAAGGGCTAAAAAACCCACGACAAAAACAGACAGTAATGAGACAAGCGAATGATGCTGATTATGATGCATGGTGTGATGTTTATCTACCAGATATATATGACACCGGCATGTTTGATGCCGAAGATATTCACGAAGATATTTTAGAAGCTATTGTAGAATTAATCCAGGATACTGTGCTGGAGCCTCTACTAGATTCAACAACGGAAGAGGAGCGGGATGCAATCAGCGAACAACTTATCGATACCGCAGTTGATTGGCTTAAGGCGCAACACACCGCTTTCATAGAATCATTGATCGCTATTCCTCCGCATACATTATTAAAAAGAGAGCAAGTGGCCCAACATTCTGCCGATTGGTATTCGCAGCGTCGCAATCGTCTAACAGCATCTGAATTTGCGCATATTCTGGACGGCAGGCGCGGTTCTCTATTACGTTCAAAGATAGAGCCTACTGTAGAGAGTGATTGTCCAATCCAAGCGCCCATCGCCATAGCGCAACCCGATGGAGAAATGAATGCAACCAGCTGGGGTCACAGATTTGAACCCATTGTCAGACAAATCTATGAAATTGAGTTGGCCGGCCTGCATACTGTGGCAGATAATGTTGGACGCTTCACACATGAGACAATTCCATGGCTTTCAGCAAGTCCCGATGGTATTGTAGTTGATGGTTCTTTAGCGGGACGTCTCTTGGAAATCAAGGCCCCAAAGACACGCATACCAGGTGTATTTGTTCCGTTTGAATATTATGTGCAGATGCAAATACAAATGGAAGTCTGCAATTTGCCGGCAGTGGATTTCGTCGAAGCACAATTCTGCCAACGACCTGTGTCTGCCATTACAGAATCGGACTTTGCAGCAATCCATGCTGCAAAATATAAAGGTCGTATCCGCATTTATGGATTTACCGATGATCCGCAGACATGGAAATGCTACCGCAGTGAACCCGTTGAGGATCTGGATGATGCTCAGCTTGGATTAGCAGACAATGAAGCACTGCCACTACTTGAGGATTCTATCTGGTGGCTAATAGGTTGGTCACCACGAACTGTTCTACGAAATCAGAGTTGGTGGCAGCAAGTCGGTTGGCCCGCTGCACAGCAATTCTGGGCCGAAGTGGAATCTCAAAGAATTGATAACATAATCACTCACGAAGGACCAACCTGGTTAGGTGTTGAAAAACTGTAAGAAGTTCTGGTGTCGCCGGCCTCTATTAATAGAATCATTAATTTCTTCTTCAAAACTCTTATCAACATCCAACATTTTCTTGCGTGCACCAATTATTTCATTTATCTCTTTATGTTGACTCAGCTCCAGCGCGATTAGTTCGGTTACGTCTTTTTTTGTTTTCAATGGTTTGGAAGATTTTAACAGATGTTCATTGATTATCCGTTTCAGATCATTAATCATTCGCATTTCATCAACCTGAATTTTCTTTACAAGTGTAAACACATTGATAGCATATGTTTTATGAAATTTATGACGTATATATTCTGGTATTATAAACTGATTCGTCTCTTTAATTTCTTTAACAGAGGATTCCATATCGTCAATAATCTTGGAAACACTGTCAGCACCTTTCATAAAAAGAATCTTGCCGCTTTTGAATTCGCATTCGGACTGCAGTTTATCGAACTTGTAAGCCGCAATCTTATGGCTCTCCGCCTTAGCATCCAGTTTCAGATAAGATACAATCGCCAAAATAAAAGCATTAACAGCACTCAGCGCGCTTACTACAGAGCCGCCCCAATCAAAATTCTTGAGCTGTAGACTCAACAATGTGGAAATACACGATATTAATATCGCCGGTAGCATAAGAGCAATCAGACGCATTTCGCATAATGTTTTGGATTCAGTATATAGAATCTTTTGGCCCTTTAAATAAATTGCAAGTATATCCAGCGCGGTTGAATTGGTCGTACTCTGATCATTATAGAGGCCGTGAATAATTGCCTCAACAGTGCGAAAGGAAATTTTATCTGGAGCCATAAACTCTGCGGCAGAGAGATCAGTCACACTAATAATGTAATTATCAGATATATCAGTGACTTCCAGTGCAGGTGTTCCAGAATTAGATCTGTCAGGTGAAATATCTGTTTTATCGCCCATTTTAATAGTATCTATTAGTATGGGCAATATTTGTATGTCCCGAAGAGCGTGCAGAAATATAGCTGCAGCAGATGAAAACAATGTCCATGAACTGGATAAAACCATTACATCGCGCGTAAGTCGTTGGCATCCAGAAACTGAACAATCAATAATTTCATTTAATGATCCGCGCGTGGACTATGTAAGACGGCGGTGTGGTTTATAATCTGGAAATACTTAGTAGGGTTGATAGATGGGTTGCCATTTGAGCTATGGTGCGCGTTATCCCAATTCAGAAAATAAAAAAGCACGGCAAATATTATATCTTAAACAGTACAAGTCATCGCGAACTATTAGCACTGTCCAGCACAGCCGACACCGGAACCCAGTCCAGCCATACCAGGAGCATATACAGAAGCCACAAAATCATCTGGGCGCGTCATGCAATAATCGGGATACTTATGACGAAAATTGTTAGTCCTCTGAAGATAGGATCCGCCAGGTTCAGTGACACGTGCACCATCTGCAGCCGCGCATTCAGCCGCAGTAGCTCTATTTAATCCGCTTTTAACAGACAAAAAATCGGATAATGGTAATCCTTGTGTCATTTCAGCTAAATCCACTTCAGGACGCACACCGGCAACGGCATCAATGTGTCCGCCCACATAATCCATAAAGTGTTCGGACTTGCGTTCGGTTAATCCTACAATTGTTACACCCGCGATAATAATTATAGCAAGTGTTGCAATAATCATCCACTGCATTCTCTATAATAGTGATATAATCCTCCTTGCATGCCCAAAAAAGTGACCTGGCTGTCGGCCGGCAGCCAGTAGCCAGCAGCAAGGTTAAGGAACTCAGGATGAACAATCTATCAGCCATGACAGATGCCGAAATGTATGTTATCAAGCGCGATGGACGCAAAGAGCCTGTTGCATTTGACAAGGTTCTGGAACGAGTGCGGAAGGCGGCAACCGGTCTCAATGGAGTCAACACTACACGTCTGGCGCAGCTTACTCTGGCAGAAATTCACGACGGTGTGCACACATCAGAGTTAGATGAACTGGCTGCGCGTCTGGCAGTCAGTTACATGACAGTGCACCCTGATTGGGCTACGTTGGGTGCACGTATCATCATCAGTAACTGTCAGAAAAATGCCCCCGCCAAATTTTCTGATGCCATTGCTGCTCTCATGCAAGTCACAGATGCACGCGGAAAACATGCGCCTGTACTGTCACCACACGTGGCTACATTTGTAGCCCAGCACCATGAGCGTCTGAATAACATGGTGCGAACTGACCGCGATTTTCTCTTGGACTATTTCGGATTCAAGACACTGGAGCGGTCATATCTGATGCGCAACAGCAACCGCCACATCTTAGAAACACCACAATATATGTGGCTCCGTGTTGCAGTAGGTCTGTGGGCCCCTCATGAATCTGAAGTGATCGACCAGACTACGCTGGAGGAACGATTCAGTCATATTCAAGACACCTACGATCTCATGAGTACCAAGCACTTTACTCATGCTACACCGACACTCTTCAATGCAGGTACTCTGCGCCCACAGATGTCCAGTTGTTATCTACAGGCTATGCGCGATGATAGTCTAGAGGGTATTTACGACACACTGAAGGACTGTGCACTAATTTCCAAATATGCCGGTGGTATTGGCCTCCATGTGCATAACATTCGCGCCCAAGGCACCTATATCGCCGGCACACAAGGAACCAGCAATGGACTGGTGCCGATGCTGCGCGTATTCAACAACACTGCACGTTATGTGGACCAGGGTGGCGGCAAGCGCAATGGAAGTATTGCAATTTATTTGGAGCCGTGGCACGCAGATATTCAGGCATTTCTGAAGCTGAAGTCCAATACTGGCTCAGAGGAGGAGCGTGCCCGTGATTTATTCTACGGTCTTTGGATTCCTGATCTCTTTATGCGTCGCGTTGAATCGGGTGGTGACTGGAGTCTATTCTGTCCCCACGAAGCACCGGGTCTGGCAGATGTGGTAGGCGAAGAATTTGACGCACTCTACACACGCTATGAAGCCGAGGGCAAAGCACGCCGTGTGCTGTCTGCACAAAAGCTTTGGTCTGAGATTCTGGTCAGCCAGATTGAGACAGGTACTCCGTATCTGCTTTACAAAGACGCTGCCAACGCCAAGTCAAATCAGAAGAATCTGGGTGTTATTAAATCGTCAAATCTCTGCACTGAAATCATTGAATACAGTAGTCCTGAAGAGACCGCTGTCTGCAATCTGGCGTCTATTGCACTACCTGCGTTTATTCGCCCTGCATGTAAGTGTATCCCAACAGCCGATGGCCGACGTCAGCACAGCCACATGTGCAATGCCTACAATGCTGCTTTTCCTGATGGAGTAGATCCTGCAACTCCTATCTGGCTGGAACGATTCGACTTTGCAGCTCTCCACCAGGTTACAAGTCGTGCGACTGTGAATCTCAATCGCATTATTGACATCAATTTCTATCCCACACCTGAAACCAGACGCAGTAATATGCGTCATCGTCCCATAGGACTGGGTGTGCAGGGTCTGGCCGATGTGTTTGCAGCACTGGGTCTGGCATGGGAAAAGCCCGAAGCCAGTCTGCTAAATCGTCTCATCTTTGAGCACATCTATTATGCGGCTCTGGCAACCTCAACACTTCTGGCCAGACAAGAAGGCTCTTATCAAACCTGGTTCGGATCACCAGCACACCAGGGTCTGCTTCAACCAGATCTTTGGGAACTATCACCCGCGAACTACGCAACGGCCAAGACACTCAATTGGGCCGCTCTGCGTGCTGAAATTGCGGCTAATGGTCTTCGGAATTCCCTGCTGATTGCACCCATGCCTACAGCATCAACCAGTCAGATTCTGGGCTACAATGAGTGTATAGAGCCGTTTACCACCAATATTTATGCCCGACGTACGCTGGCCGGCGAATTCACTGTTATCAATCGCCATCTTGTCGCAGACCTGATGGGAGCAGGGCTGTGGTCGCCTGCTCTCAAAGAACAGATTATTGCCGCGAATGGCTCCATCCAGTCAATTCCTGAAATTCCAAGCGACCTCAAAGAGCGCTACAAGACAGTTTGGGAGATCAAACAAAAGACACTAATTGACATGGCTGCAGATCGCGGAGCCTTCATCTGTCAGAGTCAGAGTCTAAATCTGTTTGTCCAGGAACCGACGATTGCCAAGCTGAGCAGTATGCATTTCTACGCGTGGAAGCGCGGACTAAAAACTGGCATCTACTACTTGCGAACAAAGTCGGCAGTGCAAGCCATTAAATTCACGGTAGATCCTACTCTAACTACCAAGGCCAGCACAAATCCATCTGATCCAAAAGAGTGTCTTATGTGCTCTTCATAAATGTAATTTCACGTTGCTGCTGTTCCATAATATCTTTTGCAAATGCATTGAGCGCTGTATTTTTTTGTATCAGTTTCCGACTCATATGAATAGCCATAGAGTGATGTGGAATCATACCCAGAACAAACTGCCGCATGTCCACCAAAAACTGTGTTCTAATACACCAGAGCATGGCACATACAAGCACGCCTCCTAACCAAACAGTTATCCATTCAGCGTACCAGACTCCCATGAATAAGAACATCCAGCCCGTCATTAATAAAATCATATAGAAATCATTGATACTCAGACGCATATCGCTCCATTTATCTACCCAGATGTTCATAGTGGAAAGCACTCCAGCGAAAATCATAGCAAAAAACATTGGAACATTATGATTCATTTTCTATATTTTGCAATTAAAACTATATTGTAGATGGCATCCGCAGCGGATAATATTTTTACAATAGCTGCAGATGGTGATATTGATAAAATGAGACAAATGATTGAAGAAGATACTGATGTAAATAAGCCTTCTTTAAAAAATGAGACATTATTGGTTATTGCAAGTTTTTATGGACACAAGAATATAGTTAAATTGTTACTTGAGAAGGGTGCAGAAGTTGATAAACTGTCGCAAGGTAAATTCACTGCTTTATTTGCGGCTAGTCAAAAAGGACACCCAGAAATAGTTAAAGTATTGCTTAAAAACGGCGCTAATGTTAATTTATTAAATAATGGTCTTACAGCTTTATATATTGCAAGTGGAAATGGATACACAGACATAGTCAAAGCATTACTTGAAAATGAAGCAGATGTTAATATTTTAAATAATGGTAATTCAGCATTACATATTGCTAGTCAACAAGGTTACTTAGATATAGTTAAAATATTACTGGAGTACGGAGCAGAAGTTGATAAACTTTCATCAACAAAAAAGACCGCATTATTTTTGGCAAGTCTAAAAGGTCAAAGAGATGTTGTTAAATTATTACTTGAGAATGGAGCAGAAGTTGATAAAATAAATCAAGATAAAGGTGTGGCTTTATATATTGCGAGTCAAGAAGGACATGCTGGAATTGTTAAAATATTACTTGACAATGGAGCAGATGTTAATCGTTTGAATGGTGGCGCAGCAGCCTTACATATTGCCAGCCAAGAAGGACATTTAGATGTAGTAAAAATATTGCTGAATAAAGATGGTATTTTAGTTGATTTATTAGATGATTACAATAATACTGCCTTGTATATTGCAACTGATGGCGGATTCAATGAAATAGTAACAGAATTACTGAAAAAAGGAGCAGAAATTGATAAATTAATTCGTGATAAATATACAGCTCTATGGCTTGCCAGTAATAATGGAAATGCTTCCATGGTTAAATTATTACTGGATAATGGTGCAAATATGTTTCAAGTTATTATAGATAAAACTATTTATGATCTGGTTATGTCAAGTAAAAAAGCAGATATAAAGGCCATATTTAGTGCACATAAACCCTATATACGCCAAACCAAAGGTAATATAGAAAAGTTTAGTATATTCTTGGCCATTCCTGATTATCCACCCAATCCAACTAACGAACAAAAAAGACTTGCAGAAGAAAATGCAAAGAAAAATGCAGATCAATTTGCACTCTGTCCTATATGTATGGATTTTGTTGAACGAAGTATGGGATGTTTATATATGCATCATGTTTGTAACCCTTTCAGAAGACACCCTGAACTATACGATATCTATAAAACAGATGACGGAAATATATGGTGGTGCACAGATTGTGGCAGAATATGCGAAGGTCATAAACATTACAAATTAGCATCTTATCCTGGAGAAAAACCAGGCCTTATTATTACATCAAGTAATCCATTTACAAAAACCTGTTTAGAACACGGAGGCGGAAGTGTGCAAGAGAAACTGGCCCGTATTAGCCGATTAGTGGAAGTATATGCTGAACTACAGTCTTCTAACATTGAAATACGCGAATTTGATGCCAGAAAAATTCTTATTGAACAAATGTGGAATGGCCCATTTGTTCATTTATTTATTAATCCCCAAAAAGTAAAACGTTGGAAAACAAATCTGTCTGTATTTCCTAATTCTGTAGCTGCATCAAGACGACCGGCAGCAAATATATACAGAGGAGCTCCCTCTGGTTCGTATAAAACGCCTATTATACATGAGAATAAATTATGTCTAACTGATATACAAGGATCAAATGTTGCGAATAAAAATGTAGTACAATTTATCCATAAAAATCAAGCAGGTGTCTTGTTTGATCATATATATCCCGCCGATGCAGAACATTCTACGCGCTTTGTATGTCGTGCAGAATTATTACAAATTTTAAAAAATCTTGGTGAAAAAATGGGCAGATGCTTTGATGAGGATTGTAAAGGATATCTATATCCAGAAGAAGTTGAAAAGGCTTTTGAGCTAATTGCAATTAAAGATGGACTACCACTTAGCATAGATGAAGTCAACGCATTAGCTGCATATCGTGAACGCTTTCCGGTTATTTTAGAGGGTGGTGGTAAAGGTAAATCAATGATTGGAGGAGTTCTTCCATCATTAAATAGTTTTATTCATCCCATGATTGATGGCAAATGTTACATGAGCAAAAAATACAGAACAGCATCAAGATCAACACTTAAAAGTAAAAGTTCTAAACGAAAATCTACCCGTCGTAGAAAGAGGACGCAGTTGTGAAAGTTGACAGTGACCTTCTGTCAAGTACACAGACCGTACTATGAATAACTTTCCAGTTCTAGTTGATAATGATATTCTGGCAGAGCAGTTGCAGAGCTTTGGAATTAAACCTGAAGGGTTGAATAAATTCCTTTATAAGACAGGCGCTGTACTTGCAGGAGGAGCAGTTACGCATTATTTATGGAACAAGCACAGCCATGCATCTGTCCGACAACCCCCAGAGAATTCTGACCTGGATTTCTGGGTCTATTCACCCACGCTTGCCGCTGTTGGAGAGGAGTGCAGCGATAGTTTTCATATGCGGCGTGCATATCACAATCTTGTGCAGGAACAATTGCAAATGTACTTTCCAGAATTTGAAGAACTTCCTTGGCACTTGCCACATGAACAAATGTTGGCATACATTGATATGGTAGAACGATTTCGCGTTCAAGGACACGCTCTTATCTCTGTAAAATGGTATAAGAATAAAACCACGGGGCGCACAATTAATCTGATCTTTATTAGTCAGCCTGTAGCCAAGGCTGTTGCAAACTTTGATTTACCACTATGCCGTGCTCTAATTATGGGAACGGCTGGAACACACATGCTATGTACTGCACAGTGTCAAGCCATTGCAGATATTAAAGATAGACGCCTTACTGTATTACCAATCTCTCCTGAACCGCTGCGTCTGCAAGAGAGAATCAAAAAGTATATAAATCGTTATGGTCTCATCCCACGTGGCGAATTTAGTATAACAATTCAAAGTCAATATGAAGCTCATCTAACTTCTGTTGTTGTAAACTATGATACGACTGTCGCAGATTTAAAAAAGAAGATTGAAACAAAAATTGGTGCTTCACCAGAAAACTGGAATCTGCTAACATCAGTTGGAGAAAAACTGTTGGACATGGATAGACCTCTGCATTCATTCGGTCTTAAAAATGGTGAAATACTTCGGCTACTTAGGAGCGCATAAATCAATGCTTCTAATAATGAATTGTCTAATCTGTTTTTCTCCAATTCGTGGTCAATCCTATAAACATCCTGATTTATTGTGCCCGTGTATAGCTCCTACACATAAACGCTGTTGGCTAAAATGGTCCGAACAGACTGGAACAAATCGTTGTTTAATTTGCAGAGAACCAAATCCTTTTGTACATTGGCATCCAAGACAGCAGCCAGTGCCAATGCCACCGCCGCCGCCACATATTGTCTTGCTTGTGCAACAACAAGAAAATAGAATATTTACACAATGTCTTCTTCTTGTTTTACTTTTTTTCATGCTAACTTGGATAAGAGCACATTTATTGTCATCTGTGCCTATTAATCTCAAAGATGAATTATAGATAAGCCGCCAAGTTTGACACAACAAGCTAAACACTCAACAACTGACAGAGTAAGATGCGTTTCTGTCCGGTATGTTCCTATTATTTGTTTCTGCAACTGGAACCCGAAACAGCCGAATTGAAACTACTGTGTCGTCACTGCGGTTTCACAGAGAAAATGGTACCCAAATCTGCGGCTGACGCACTTATCTTAGAAACAAATTTTCAGACAACCGACGCCAAACAGACTATAAGTCAATTGAATGAATATACAAAACTGGATCCGACACTGCCTCATCAGAGTACAATAGCCTGTCCGAATCAAAGTTGTCCAACCCAAACGGACACAACTAAACGCGACGTGCTCTACATTAAAACTGATGCCAAGAATCTGAAATACCAATATTTCTGCACTGTCTGCGAAACGCAATGGGGGTCATAAATTTGCCGCTCCAGTGATAACACCTTAATTTTGTCAAGAAACCAGATGTCTATCCGTGTTCGTCAATTACTTTCTGCACTGAATGCTGTTGAACGCGGAGAAATAAAAAAGCTCCTGCCAAAAGGAATACAAAAACCACCCCCTGAGCCCGATGGAGTACGTTATCCGGCTGCACTTCTATCCGCCCTTCCAAAGGATGCATGTTATTCGCTGTTAGGATTTATTGCCGAATTTCTATTGCGTCTCCCACCTATTGCTATTACTGAAGATGCGCTAATTTCAACCGTCAGATCATTATGGCCAGAATGCACAGCCGCTGCCGAGGCCAAAATTCGCACCAGCAAGACCACACCGCCTTTTCTGGAAAGAATCCGAAATACGCGCAAGAAGCTGCGATTTCTTGCTGTAGGTGATCTGTTATATGATCAGATTGTGGGTACAGAAGCGGCTCTGCATGGTCACCCTGATGCACGAACGGCCAATCAGATTTTCGAAGTAAAACTAACAGGACAACTGGCTAAGAACTGGCCCGATTTTCTGTTACAAACGTATGCCTATGCGGCTCTGGCACCAGAAGCACATAACATCTACATAGTACTGCCACTGCAAGAAACTGTATGGGTGGCACCTCCACTAAGTAGTTGGACCGGTCGGCAAGCGTTTGCAGCTGCATTACATTCTGCCGCAGCAACTAAAGTTAGCAGCAATCCCACAACATCAGCAGCACTGGCTCTGTGCTCTCTCCATCATATTGGATCTCACATGCGAAAACTGAAAACACTAACAGAGACAATTCATTCCCTTCCTGCACTACCAATACCATCGCAGATATTTATTTCAGGACCACAAACATCGCATTGTAAAATTGCAGACAGTGATCTGGCGACCAGTGCTGCGGCTTCCAGCGGCAAAAGATGGTTTGTTCATAGTCCCTACATAATTAATCTGTGTGCAGAACCAGGCACCGCCGATGATTATCATGTGGCATGTCTAGTTAAACAGCTGCAGTATTCTGCGGCGGCAGGTGCAGAGGGTGTGGTAGTACATGTAGGCAAATCTGTTGGCCTGCCCTTGGCATCTGCACTTGAAAATATGAAGAAAAATCTGCAAACCGCAATGGCGAGCGCCACACCATCTTGCCCCATTTTACTGGAAACTCCTGCTGGACAGGGAACAGAAGTTCTCACGGATAGAAATGAATTTATTAAATTTGTCTCTGAAATTACCGATTCAGGGACAGATTCACGATTACGTATCTGTGTGGATACATGCCACGTGTTTGCAACTGGATACGAGCCATTAGAGTATATTCAAGCAATACCCTCAAATCTGTTGAAACTTATTCACTTTAATGATTCAGCAACTCCGTGCGGATCACGTCTTGATAGGCATGCTTTCTGTGGAGAGGGTCATATTGGAATACACAAAATGACAGCCGTAGCAGAGTTCTGTAGTTCGCAGGCGCTGCCCATGTTAATTGAGTGATTCCTGGTGTTCTATATTTGCAACCTGTCTGTTGACAGCATAATAAGTTATTATTGTTTTACCATTTCGTTTAATAGATAAGATACGATTAGCAGATTTCTTATGTAAATTTTTGGTAGAGAATTTAGTAAAACCCAATGAACTTGGACTATTCCACCAAGTATTTATATATTCTGCTAATAACCCTCCAAGATAAGTATCAAGATCTGTATCTGCAATCAGATCTGTTATATCGTGTCCATAATCAATGCCTTTCATCCATTCGGATCTTTTTTCATCAACAATAATTATCCACATTCTATAGCACAAGACAACACTTACAATTAGCGTCATATTTACTTCAGAGGCGACGGCGGTGGCGGTGGCCATGATATAGTCATTAATTTGGGACCAAATATAGCCGCTACAATAGCATCCTGCACATGCTGTGGTTGCTGGCTTATAATTTCTACAATAGCCGAAACAAGTTGCTTTTCTTTTTGATCCATTATATATTGCAGCCAGAAAATCTATACATGCATAATTATTTCTGAATCTAACGAGCCATTCAATACTGTTTCCTGATCGTGAATCAGATGTATGACGTGTAAAGGTTCCTTGCGCTCAAAACGAACCGCCCGACCAATTACCTGTTTTTCCAACTCAATATTCATTTTATGGTACATTACAACGTGCGTGGCGGCCTCTAAATTAATACCTGCTCCAACATGCCGCGCATTAAGAAATAAGATGCGAATAGTGCCATCGGTAAACTGACTCCGCAGACGGTCAACCCGTGGACCCGAACCCTGCAGCAGTTCACTACGAATACCATTTACAGCCAGTTGCTCTCTGAGACCTTTGAAAGAGGCTTCGTGTGCACTGAAAACCAAAAATCGTTGATCTTCTTTGCTATCCAGCAGCAGTCGGAGAAGGGCTGCACCTTTTGCAGGAAAATGCTCTACCACTTTATTATCTGATGGCCCAATATCTTTGCCTATTACCGTAAGTTCTTTTAGTGAACGTATAGTTACTCTACACATAGGACAGACGGGTTTTTTTGCAATGCATTCACAAATGCATGCCAGACAGAATGTTTGACGGCAACACGGTGTTAATGTTGGACACTGATGTGCATCGTAACATATAGGACAGACAGCATCTGCAGCGGATCCCAAAGCAATCGCCAGTCTGGATTCCAAATCTGCCAATTGTTCTTGAAGCCGTTTAACTTTAGTTTCTGCTTTTTTAATACCCTCTGCTTTAGCTGCATCAGAATGATATACAATCTCTTTTTTGAGTTCTAAAATGCGTTCAGCATTCTGTAATTCAATACGAAGCGCAGCTGTAATTGTATCACCCACCGTAGCACCATCGTTGGCTTTAAGCCCCATAGTCTCCAGCGCTCCCGCAGTATCGCCCGCGTGGAGTGCCTCCAACGCATTAGGTGGAATAAAGTCACGCAAAGCAGCCAAATTAGCAGGCGCACGGCAGAGAATCTGTTGATGAAATATCTGGGGCTGCGCAAGACTTTTATTAATCCAATCATCGCAATTACGCAAAATTATTTCTGCAAAGGTTGCATCGCGGCAGTCACTTACAGTGTGTGCAATGATATTCACGCGACTGGATATACCAGCAACAGTACCTTGTCCGATAATCTGCTGTACATCGGGGGGTAGATTTACAACAGTATGATGATATAGACCTCCCGGAAATATCATGTTTAACCAAGATCCCGTTATAAACCACATAAATCGTGCACTAATATCATCGGGTCTTAGTGTACAGGTTATAGTGTCTGCCTCATCAAAAAACACACGCGACCATATTATTTTTCGAAAAAACAGCCCTCTAACTTGCAACGCTGACATAAATTTCTTGAGCATCGTGCAGCTAACTAACACTACATCTGTCGTAAGTACCTTTTTAATCCACGCCAGTGATTCATATTGACAATCGCGCGTCTTTCTAATTACTTCACATCTCAGAGTAGTCTGCTGTTGAATATATGATTCCCATTGCGATGCCGTGTTGTGTGGTACAATAAACAAAGCAGTGGGAGTATACCACAATGGTGACGCAGTTGTCAGCATCAAGCTACCAATATTAAATTCAGCACATGATGGGTCATCTATACGCGCATTTAACTGTGGTGTCCATTTATTAAAGCCAGGCATAGGTTCTATTGTCAGCATCTGTGCACCTCCTGAGGCCTTAACTTTCAATTGAGACTGTTGAACAGGTGGATCCTTAACAAGAGAAAGAGCGACCAGACTTTTACCTGAGCCAACACGGTCAGCCAATACTCCATAAGATGTTACCAGATGCTTTTCTCCTTTTACTAACTGCGGAATATCCGCTTTTTTCTCTAGTCTGCGTGCTGCACCCAGGAGTGTCCGCTGATGTGGTCGTAATTGTGTCCGAATCCAAGCAGGCTGATTAGTCTGTTCTGATGTTTCTGTCAGCTGACGCAAATAGGCACCGCGAATATATTCACAAAATTCATTAAAATAATTGCTCATAAAGTTGTCTTTTACCAGCTGAACAGACTTTAGACAGCCGCGCTGTCTAAAAACGAAGTACACAAGAATACATTAGATGAGTAAACCGTTTGTTTCTGTTCTAACACCAACGTATAATCGTCGGCGATTCATTCCAACTGCTATTCAGTGCTTCAAAGATCAAAACTATCCTCAAGAATGTATGGAGTGGATTATTCTGGATGACGGCACTGATAAAGTGGAAGATCTATTCAAAGAATCGGGGCTGAAAAATGTTCGTTATATTCCTGTCACCGATGGCAAAATGAAAATTGGAGCCAAGCGAAATCGTCTGAACGAACTGGCACGCGGTGAAATCTGTGTCTGTTTTGATGACGACGATTATTATCCACCGGATCGTGTACGAAAAGCAGTCAAACGTCTGCAAAGCGTTAAAGGACGTGTGGCACCCGTAGCCGGTGCATCGCAGATGTTTCTGTATTTTGCGGACAGAGATGAAATCTGGTCAGTAGGTCCATACAATCCCAATCACTGTACCAATGGCACCATGGCATATTGGACTGACTATGGAAAAACACATAGATATGACGAAACAGTTGATAAAGCAGAAGAACGTTCTTTCATGAATGACTGGACAACACCTGTACTACAGATGCAACCCACGGATATCATGTTGGTAATATGCCATGCGGAAAATACATTTGATAAACGAATTCTACTAAAACAAGATAATCCAGTGTTGAAGAAGCAGTCTATTAAAATGAAAAATTATGTGGTTCAGAAATCCATAAAAGACTTCTATAAACAGCTTGGGGAGGAATACAAAGCGAAACCCTTGCCCGACGTGGTAGTGGCACAACAGTAGCAGGAAATCCAACAAATCTCAAGTCGTCAGAGTCATGGTCTCTCCCCGTAGAGCTGCTGCCTCTGGCAGCTGTCGCAACTTCTCAAAACCCGCCTGCCATGAATCACGATCACGAACAGAAGCCAGCTGTTGTGCAGCCATAAATAAATTTTCAGGTACAACGTTGTTACCGGGTATAGCTTTTTGGGAAGCTGGTAAAAGCAAATGACTGGCACTCTCTGCTAACTGTTCATCTGTGGCTGTATACATTATGGGATCAAAAACAGCGACAACAATTTTCCAAATACTGTAAAACCATCCCGCAGACATAGAAGTATTAGTATCCTCAAAGAACACAATTGGCAGAGCAGTAAAATAGCGAATACGTGGAGCAAAAATAAACATCCAAATTAACACAATGGGAAACAGCATTACTGCAATGACGCCTGTTATTCCGCGCATAACAATTCCATGATAAATGTACCGATTCATAAACCAAGATATAGGTAGAAGAACAACTGTCGTGGCCAAACCGATAGCTACACCGATACCCAGACCTATACCAACCATGCGTCCCAATATTGTTGGTATATCCATCCCTACCGGCGTATGCCAAAATCCCACACAAGTTTATTGCGCGTATCAGTTAGAGCACCGACAATGGTACGCAAAACACGTAAAATGTCTAAAATTCCGTGGATAATCGCAATACCAAGCTATAAACGGGCAGAAACTCTACGCGATAAAACTCTGGCGACTCTTGTAAAATATAATATTGATCCTAAGCGAATCCACGTATTTGTAGCTAATTCTGATGAATATGCATCATATAAATCTATACTTAAGCCTGGAACATATGGTCATATGCATATTGCAGTCCCGGGTATGGCCGCAGTTCGCAACTATATTACAGCATTTTTTCCAATCAATACGCCAATTTTCAATATGGATGACGATATAAAAGGTTTCCTGGAATGGTCTGCCACAGCTAACAGAAATGAGCGTCCGCTTCGTAGTCTGGAGGCCGCTATCGATAGAGGTTTCGCTGAAGCCATGAAACCACGCACAGTTAATGGAAAAAGCACACGATTTCGTCTCTTTGGCTTTTATCCTGTCGCGAATGGATTCTTTATGCGCGGTGGAGAGCCAACTACCGACTTACGATATATTATTGGTGCAGTCTGGGGCATAATAAATCCAGGCTCTAAAGCACTGACTGTAACTATAGATGACAAGGAAGATTATTTGCGTAGCGTTATAATGTATATTCTTGATGGTGGTGTTCTGCGTTTCAACAACATCGCACCTGAAACAGCCTACTATAAAGAACCCGGTGGCATGCAAGAAGAACGCACAATGAATCGCATCACGGCTTCGGCAGAAGCAATGGTAACTGCATTTCCGGATTTGGTTAAAATCAATCTAACGAAACGCTCTGGAATGCCTGAGGTGCGCTTGAGAGATAGTCGTCCTGCGGATGAAAGAGAATTCGGAGCAGCGGTATTGCACAAATATCATCTTCCGCATTTGACCAAATGAAATATCATTCTATTCTTAGAGGATGGCGGTTAGTGAAGCCACATTAAAGTTGTTGAAATCATTATACTGGATTGGTCTAACTTTTGCCCATCTCTTTATTGTGTATCTGTTGTTAGTATCCGATCGTAGTATTACAGCCATCATATGGCTAATTGTCGGGTTTATTCTTATTTATGTAATGTATTGGGTCTATTTTCCAGCAGGTGATCCCGCTGCAACATGGCCACCTTACATAAGATCATGTCCTGATTATCTGACGACTCTAGAACCTGGTAAATGTGTAGACTATGTTGGGGTAGGGTCGCCTATTCTGAAAAAATCCAATCCTGCCAATCCGCCATCACCATCAGACCCCAATTTTGTGTTTGATGCTACAGGCAATCATCAGCAAAAAGCAGATAAAGCCAATCGTTATGGCCTATCATGGGAAGGCATTAATTGATTTGCAGGCATCGGCGCCCGTGCGTCCTTCAGGCGGACACCATACACACTTTAGAGCAACAAAGATATCTTCTTCTGTCTTAATACCCTTTACCTTTCTACCAGTAGAAACCTGTGTTAGAGCATGTTCGTTAAGCGTAAAACCCCGTTCCAATGCCATTTGCCGCATTCTGACATTGAATGCATCGGAGCCTGTAAAATATAGCACAGCAAATGGAAATTCATCTGGGGAGATTACTAACAGATCCAAGCGCCGCGCTTTACCGTGAGGTAGTGCAACAATGGCCAAACACTTATGTTCACCCTGTGCTAAAATCTCAAGCAGATATCCTGTGTCACGCAACCGTGTTACCATATCATTTAGAAATGTGCCTGTATCTGTGCCAGAGGGACATGTCAACAGCATGTCAATATCCCCTGAATCAGAATTGCCACGTCTGTAGGATCCAACAATGACGCCTTTAAGTGCCATGGGTTTAGCCGCCATAAGAGCCGCTGCGTGTACATCCATTTCAGCACGTGGAATACGTTCCAGAATATCTTCATAGTATTTCAGCCCAAGATGCTGATTCCGATTAAGAATGCCAGGTGTTTTAGTGACGGCAGCACGCAGTTCGACAATTGTCGTGAAACCCGCTGCGACCAATTCTTCTGCTTTTTTGGGACCTACTCCGTATATAGCGGAGAAGCATGCAAGAGCATCTGCTTTTGTTCGTGCTTTATCAGATATATTCAGACCACTTCCAGTAGTCAGAATATGTTCGATCTTTTTGCGAATCTGTGTACCCAAACCGTCGCCTTTTGTAGCTGTAGGCAAATCGGACATGGTGCGCAGTGCCGGAAGTGCACGCAGAGTCTTGATTGCAGCGGTATATTGACGAACTTTGAACACTCCGGCCTCTTCTGTGGGTGCCAAACGACGCAGAACATCTAATTCTTTTATTACAAGTTCTTTACGACAGATCATTCTAACCAGCAGCCAGTGAGCCCATGCGTCCACGGCAACTTTATTTTAAATGACATATGGTCAGATGGAACTCTATCGTCTGGCCACAATATGGGACGATCTGACCAATAATCAGAGAGCACCATTAAAAAAACTAATTAGAGAGCTAACAGGTTATGACTGTCTGGTGGCCTGTAACACTGCTGATAATTTAGTGTATCTTTATGTTATGTCCGCAGAGACAAGAGAGGTAACTGATTGGTTAGAGATACAACCTTCTGGTGCAATTGGTGTAACGTTTGATGCCTATGAAGATCCTGATAATCCCCGTGTTGAAAGTCTCAGCGATGCCTGTGATGCATATAATGAAGAACACGAACTGGAGTTTATCGAAGATTCGACAGATGAACACAGTACTACTGGGGAATCGGGGGAATCGGAGGAATCGTCAGAGTCTTAACCCAACGTTCTGTGCGTTCTTTAGTTCCATCTGCAAACAGACTACCACTGTAACCCGTAGCAGTCAACCAAAGAGCAGTCTCTAACCCACCGTCTCTTAGACTGCTATCTTGAATACAATCGCGGACTTCGCAGAGATATTTGAATTGATTAAAAAGCCAGGATTGTCGTGCCAAAACGGCTGTATATTTATATTTCCATATTTTGCCCTCTGGTAAAATCTTGGCGGGCTTCTGTCTGTGAAAAAGCAACCAGTTTATAGCTTGGAGTTTACTCTGAAAAGATAGTGGAAATAATGACCAATGCTGGTGGAAAAAAGTATAATAATCTTGTCTGTCACTTGTTGCGGTCTCACGTAGACATGCCAGGTATAGATCCCATGTATTATCACCATAATGTGCTGTCAGCCATGATGGCAGAGTCTCATGCAGATGCAGACCGGCTAAATTCAAATCATTATTTTCTAAATTCAGTTTTTCATCCAGATCAAATTCACCAGCAAAAAAACGGATAACCAGATCACGCACTGACTCACTATATTCAACATCATTATTGCTGTCTAAAATATCGGTGCTCTGTGCTATTTTGCGCAAGTCACCTCTGTGACGCAGCCAGATATCTTGCATTTCACAGATGGGTCTTCCAATCCAAGTAGCGCAACTTTCCAGAGATGCCTTATCTACAGATACGCACAAACATTGACGAAGTAGTGGTTGATATTTCTTTTCAAGCCATTCGTTGGAAATGCAAATAATAGCATTTTCGTTATCATGGTTACCAATAATACGAATTAATTCTGTCATGCCTCCTTTATCGCCAGTAGACATGCCATCAATTTCATCAAGAATAATACCGATGGGTCTTCGGCCTTCAGAACGAAAATAATCACCAACATTTGCAGATTGTGTCAAGGGTTCAATATGTTCTATCATAGCTCCTTTATGACGAAACTGACTGGCATTGTATTCAATAGTTTTAAAACCGGCGGCTTGGAATACGCGATGTGCAAGAGTTGTTTTGCCAACTCCAGGCGGACCATACAGAAAGGCTGCCGATGGCTGTCTAGGAGCTGGCTGTTGCAGCCACTGCATGAGTACAGCAAAATGATTGGAATGAATTTCTGCGCATAGGGAGTTCATTAGAATCATAGGTTAGTTGGGTCTTAGCCCTTTGCTTTGCCTTTGCCTTTGCCTACGCGCGCCAACAAATCCACCACGGCGGGGCTACCTTATCTACATAAATTCCACGCAATTCATCATAATCAAATATTTCGGGATAACGCCAAGGTTGACACCATTCTGCTCTATCAGCGTAGACAAGACCACGCGGAAGTCGTGGTTTAAGATAGGGTGCAAATGGGCGTCCAGGCAGTGCTGGATTCGGTAGCCAGGGGCGTTTTCCAGCATCTGCAGAATTAGTGATAGGAGCAATTTTCATCCTGTGTATAAGGTGTCCTGAACTGTACGGGTCATTTTTATTATTAGGCATTTAACCACCGTATACCCAAAGAATCACGAAGAACATTGTAAAGATTGATGTTTTTAATTTCCAGAATTTCGATTGAAAAACTATAATTTGTTCCTACCATGTTAACTAATTGTCCATAAGGGTCCAACAGTTGGACTTTAAAGCGACACAAATCTTGCGGCCCTTGGAAAACTATTTCCTTAATATGATCCCCCGCGTAATCATCAAATTCCATTAGATCCTTACCTGCTTTCAGTACTAATTTGGCAAATGCCTGGATTGTGTTACCCCAAAATGAATGATTCACACAATAATAGTCATTTAGGCATAATAACAGATAGTTATTACCAGTAAACGAAGACGTTAAGTCTGAAACTACTTCCGCCTCAGATGGTGAGATCTGCACGGATTTATGCAGACCGTAGGTAAAACCAATGAAATAACCCAATCCATAATCAAATTTTCTGTTAATAGAGTTATATGTAGTATCAATCGCAAACTTCACACCGGTGCTGGTAAACGTAAATTTTCCGTTTGTAGCATCGAATGCAACACTAAATATGGTATCGACGCCTGCAGCAGTAAAAATAGCAGTAATTGCAGCAATCATAGACTGTGGAGTATAATTGCCATCGGGAATTGTAATAGGTAAGAGAATAGGTGTGGTAGATGGAGGTTGACAATAAATTAGACGTATTGTAACATTCTGCTTGGCAGCAGTCCAAAAATAAAAGTTATCTGGGAATTCCAGAGAAGTCAAGCGCACACGCAAAATATTGCGAATCGTAGTGGGAAGTGTAAAATAAAAATTTGAAGATGTACTCAAGTCAGGATTATCACGGAAACGCGTATCAATATTGATTATATGTCGTTGTATGTCGTTTGCACGAAGTTCCATCGGTAAATCGTTAATAGTAGACATTCCTTCATAGCTATCTTGAAATTATCTACTCTTCAGCAGGCGCAGGCGCAGGCAAAGGGAATTCTTCAGATATATGAAATCCCTCATACAGAGTGTCACAGATATTCTTAGCACCGGAAACCTTAGTAAGGTGAATTTCAGTCATCCTTCTATCCAGATTATCCAAACAGTCATCGACTATTTGGAAAAAATGAATTTCAACGATTTTCTTCTGTCCAATGCGAACAGCTCTCCCACATGCCTGATGAACTACGGCGGGATTCCAGTGGGAGGAAAGAAACAGAATACGGGAACAGAATTGCAAATTTAGACCAGCTCCACCACTTATAATCTGAACGACGACTACAACAGGGAGGCCTGACTCCGCTGCTTTCCGCGCATCGGTAACAGCATCCGCAACATCATCCGCACACATTCCACCTTGGATAGTCCATACATGCGCACCCATGTTTCGTGCAGCATATACAACCCGTTCGATCTGGGCAGTAAATTGACAGAAGACAATTTGTCCTATGGAAGAGGCCACTCCTTCATTAAGAACGGACATACATTCATCCCACTTGGTAGCAGTGCTATTCCAATCGGGGCGCGGATATGCCCCTTTGAATTTGGCACGCATAGCATCTATGTATATCTGGGGATGAACTAAGAACTGCTGAATGCGTAGATATAGCTCCAGTTTAATGAAGCTGCTGACTGTTTTGGAATCCATTACCGAATCCAGTTGATCACAGAGGGCTTTGAACAGACGTAATTCAGGTCCAGGGGACATATGCAAATTGTGATCAATAAATTTTGCGGGAGGAGGGAGTGCTGTGATAATTGAACGTAATTCAGACATTGTGCGTCGGAGCATAATTGTCTGTGCACAATCAGACTCTACATCAGTAGGTGGACAGTGCAGCCAAGAAAGTAGATTCCTCCAATCCTTCATGGCATTTTGAATGGGAGTAGCAGAGAGAATCCAACGGGATGAGGCGTCTGCGGCTACAGCAGCACAGGCATCGTGGCGTGCATTCTTGTTACGAATAGCATGGCCTTCATCCAGGACAATGCGGTTGAACTTTTGTTCTGCCAGACAACGTGAATATTGACAGACTTTGGGAAACGTTGTAAGTCCAACAGCGCCAGGAGGCACCGATCCACCGCCAGTCCATGTAGGGCTACCGGCAATAAGAGTATGCACGGGTACGCCACATGTCTGTAGTTCATGCGTCCAACCTGCAATTAGTGCAGGAGGACACACGATTAGAGTTCGCCACTCTTTGAAAGGAGAGTTCTTGAGGAGGCCGATGCACTGGAAAGTCTTTCCAAGACCCATATCATCAGCCAGAATACCGCCACGGCACAAAGGGGCACCAACATCTTCACGTTGCAGCATCCAGGAAACACCATCTTTCTGGTGCTCCAGGTACGTAATATCTGGGCGGGGAGGGAGTAAGGATTGCGACATCCTGATAGTAGTAGGAGGCAACTACATGGATTCAAATTTTTACATTCAGCAACGGAAAGATTAGAAATAATTAGAAAAAAAATTAAAAATAAGAAAGAGAAAAGGTCGCCAGTGGGTATCGAACCCACGACCTATCACTTAGAAGGTGATCGCTCTTCCACTGCGCTATGGCGACAAAAGTGTGAGGAGTGGGGATCGAACCCACGCGGATTTCTCCAGAGGTTCTTAAGACCTCCGCCTTAACCACTCGGCCATCCTCACGATGGTCCAGATGGGGATCGAACCCATGACCTCGGCCTCCCTAGCATATCAAACGATATAAGAGCCACGCTCTAACCAACTGAGCTACTGGACCAAGAAACAGAGTGCATTTGAGTAGTTAATCAAACTATTAAGTTGCTGTTAGCACTCTTTGTTAAAACCAGAAATATTTATAATGATTGCTGTAAGGGTCCAACTGGACCCAAGGAACCCAAGGAACCCAACAGAGTGCATTTGAGTAGTTAAGCAAACTATTAAGTTGCTGTTAGCACTCTTTGTTAAAAACCAGAAATATTTATAATGATTGCTGTAAGGGTCCAACTGGACCCAAGAAACAGAGTGCAATTTAGTAGTTAAGCAAACTATTAAGTTGCTGTTAGCACTCTTTGTTAAAAACCGGAAATGATTATAATGATTGCTGTAAGGGTCCAACAGGATCCAAGGGATCCAAGGGATCCAACAGAGTGCAATTAAGTAGTTAAGCAAACTATTACTAAGTTGCTGTTAGCACTCTTTACCTACATTGTAGGTAGTGATTAGCTTTATGTGCCCGCGGCAGGGCAGTCAACTTTGTGGCGACCGGGTACCGTTTAGTACAAAAGTAAACAATGGAAACATTAATAGACAATAAATAACTCCTGGGACATGTTATACGGAGGCGGAGGCGGAGGCGGAGGCAGAAGTAAATGCAGCAACACGATCACGAACAATCTGGTATTGTGGATCATCAATTTCAAGACGCAGAACTTCCATGGGTGTCATCTGGCGGGGTCCCTCCTGTGTGAGAATCTTGAACTGTGTGGGAGACCATCCAGACAACATGCTAACACCGGGAGTCTCAGCAGTTGCGTGGAAGTCAGTGGGATTAGCAGCCAGATTCCAGCAGACAATCTGGGGAGGAACGAAGGGTAGACCCCACATATCCTCACCGGCACGTCGGAAGGACTCCTGAATAGCCTCAAAGTGAGTCTGCCAGGGAGCAGTCTTGACGTGATTGCGATAGCCTCCGTATCCGGTATAGAGATTGACGCTGGAAGAACCGCATGCGGCATCGAAATTCATGTCGGTGAGAACAACCAGATATCGGGGTAGTTGTTCAGGACGCAACCGTTCCTTCTTGACATGTGTGAGAACCATATCCATAGCACGTTGGAAATCGGTGCTGGTGCCTTGGGAAACGCGGTCGTTGATACATTCCAGTGCCTCAAACAGATCACCAGATGAAGGAACAGTATGCCACTGGGGTGTGGAATCAAATGTCAAGAATCGTCCGCTCCAAGGACCAGCATTAGCGGTAGCTCCCAGCAGACCCAAAGCCATAGACACCCAGTAAGGTGTATCTCCATTGGTACCACTAGACTGCATAGAACCGCTAAAGTCACACATGAAGATACAATCGCGAAGACCAGTCTGTGCATCGCGAATCATATCCTTCCAGATAGCACGGATCTGGTCACGGTGTGGTTCGGTGAGACCAGCAGCATTGCGTGCCTGCTTGACAAGTTCATGGGGAAAGAGAGTCTTAGAGCCGTGTACAGTGGCCTTACCTTCCTTAGCGGCAGCAAAGTGTGCAAGAAAATGCTCCCTACAAGCCATTCGGTCAGGATCATCGGGATGACGTAGATTGTCGGAACGGGCCTTGGTTAGATTGAGCAAAGCACGTGCATAGAGCTTTCCAGCACGTCCAGGAACACCAGCGGGTTTGATGTTAGTCCAATCACGTCCGGCCATGTGGACTTCAATCGTATCTGCACGGCGATTGAGATCAGAGACCAATTTGCGATAGCAGCGCATCCTTGCAGAGTGCAACTTGATCTCAGGAAACAGGATTTCAGCCAGAAATGCAGCGGTAACAGATTTGCTTCCAGCGCCACTTCCGCCCTGTTTCTCACGCGGAGCCCACTTAGCAGCCAGAGTAATTCCCTTGCCAGCGGGTGTATCGCGATCAGTTTTGAGCTGTGTGGCGAACAACTGTCCAATGCGATTCTTGAGAAGTGGCATCTTGTCGGCAAGAAGAAGTAGATCATTCCAAGATCCAAACTGTGGCACAAGATCCAGCAGATCCTCAACAAGCTGTGGATGGATCTCATGGAGAGCCATGAGAATAGCACGGAAAACATCACGTTCGCCCTTTCCACCGCGAACATTGCGGCTGTGAAATGCCAGAACAAAGGCGTCAGCAATATCAATCGTTGCAGATGCCTTTGCCAAACTCCCAAGAAGATCAGGACAGCTACCGCGCACCATTGCCACGGATAGATCCAGTCGTGGATCACCAGTTCCGCTGTACACGTCGGAGCCCTTAGTTCCAGTAGTCTTATAAGTAGTCATCTTAGTAGCAGACATTAGCGAAACAAAATAGCGTCAAATTTTTAGACCAATGAACAATTCAAACCGGCACTCAATAAAGGGAACAAACTCAAGAGTGGGGGTGGTGGCTGTTGTCATTATGGATAATTGATGTTTAGCAGAGGGGCGGGTGGAATGCTGGGATTGCATGGAGATTGAAGTGAGGCATGTCAATTTTGCCAGGCAAAAAAATATTTTATATTTTTGGTTGTTTAAACGGTATTTATGAGCTAATTTTGTACTTGACGGTATCTACAGACGCTCAATGATGGTTCTGTTGTAGTTGCCAGACCGTGCAACGGTGACCTCACGGACGCCAGCCTCAAAGAGCTGACGTGCCTCAGATTTACGGATAATCTGAATCCAGTCAGGTTCAGCGTCAGGATCAGGGACAGCATCAGCCCAAGCGTCAGCAAATCGTCGCCAGATGTAAGAATCAGGAGCCTCTCCCTCTTCGTAGATCGTAATCCTCCATTGTGAATCGCGGAATATAGCCATCTTAGCTTTCTCCTGTTATACGTGCACGGGTAGACAATGTAGAATCAACTTTTTCGAAGGGCAGCAACAAAATCCAGTTATCCAGGGGAGGAGTTATCCAGGGGAGGGTTATCCAGGGGAGGAGTTATCCAGGGGGAGTTATCCAGGAAGATTAATAAACGCCGCGCAGAAAGAAAAGACAAATTTAGATAGAATCAATACAGAAGTCCTCCGTCAAATCGGGAGGCTTTGGCGCAGCAGTGGCAGCAGCAGAGGCAGCAGCAGTGGCAGCAGCAATTTCGTCGGAACGATCAAACTCAAATTCCTCTTCCTCTTCAACTGCAGAGTCAAAGAATCCACGAATGACGTCAAATCCGTGGGTGCAGAAGACGGTCTGTATGCGTGAGACAATTGCACGGGGAATCTTGGCAGCAGCCTGCACACCCAGGACGATGATGTAATCGCCAGTAGACATGCAGTTGTCACGGTCAGCCTTGGTAGAGGCGCGTCCCTTGAACTTGACAGCGCCAGCGATGACCAGATTGGCCGTAGATCCATCGGGGAAGATGACATCAAGCCGTCCAGCTCCCATGGGCTTGACGACGCGTGCAATCTGCGTACCGCGGTCGCGGATGGACAGCAACTCCTCAAGACTCTCAGCCTCTTCGACGATGTCGACGTAGGAATCAACAACGGATGCATTCTTGTATTGAGCGCGTGCTGCAGCACGTCCCAGCTGACGTCCAGTAACAGCAGAGCGTCCCTTAGGCATCTTTGCTGTTGTGCTTTGTCTTAGGCGGATGGTAGAGTTTTAGCTGTCTTGGCTAAAACCCAGTGTTGCAGAACGCACCAGCATAGAACCATGTGAAAGACAGAGTCAACTTTTTTCCATAACAGAAAGAGTTTTCCCAACCAAACGGTACCGTTTAGTACAAAAGTTAAGAACACCGCTTTGCGATGTTCTTAACTAAACGTTAGCGTCAAGTACTTGACGGTAAACCAAAATTTGGTTTTTTTTGGTTTTCTGTTTTTTCTGTTTGTGTTTTCAGATTTCCGTATTTTTACATCTGCTCCTCAGCATCAGTGTCGATGGACTCACCGTCCTCCGTGAGACGGCCAACGAAGTCACCGCGCTTCTCCTCCATCTCATCATATTCGTACACGTTCCCGTTAGAGAGAACGCAGTACATGGTACCGTCGATGAGACGAAGTTCACCATCTGTGGTGGCGGGAGCAGCAGAAGTGTCTGCCTTAGCGGCGGGGGCAGACTCCTTCTTAGCCTTGGGCGGCTTCTTCTCAGACTCCTTGGCGGCCTTGGCAGCGGCCTTCTCAGCCTCCTTAGCGGCCTTGGCAGCGGCCTTCTCAGCCTCCTTGGCGGCCTTGGCAGCGGCCTTCTCAGCCTCCTTGGCGGCCTTGGCAGCCTCCTTCTCAGCCTCCTTGGCGGCCTTGGCAGCGGCCTTCTCAGCCTCCTTGGCGGCCTTGGCAGCCTCCTTCTCCTCATCCGTCTTGGCAGCCTTCTTGGGAGCCTTCTTTGGTGCATCCTCTGCAACGGAACCAGCGTCGGATGCAGCTGCACTGGGAACAGCGGAAGAACCCTTCCACTTGGGCTTCTTCTCCTCAGCCCAAGTGGTGCCAAGCATGTGACACCACTCAAGCGGCTCCTCAGTAATGCGGCCAAGCCACCCAATCTTGGGCGACTCCTCTTCGGAATAACGCTCCTGACGCTTGGCGCAGATGGTGCACAGGTCAGAACCGTCAGACGGAACGCCAGTGCACTGCGCCTCACGATAGACGGCAGGCGTCCATCGCTTATCTGCTTGGGACGGCGTAAGCCGGCGTCCCTGACAGCGTGAAGAGTCAATGTCAGACTCTGCGACGCGGTAAGCAGATGCATCAGGAGCATCGGCGTCGGCCTCAGGAAGAGCAGCGACCTTCTTGGCCTTAGGCGCCTTTGCAGGCTTTGCCTTTGGTGCCTCAGCCTCCGCCTCCGCCTCCGCCTCCGCCTCCGCCGCCTCCGCCTTCCCTGCATCAGAGGCGGTGTACAGCTCCATGTAGCGCTTAAACTCCAGGAACAGACTGATAGCGGTCTCGCCGTCAGCTGCCTTGAGAATGGCCAGAAGCTGGGTAGGGGTCATTTCAGTGGACATCGTGCTTTTCCTGTTGTCTTAGAACGACGGAAGGCTGATTAAGTGCTTAGCTGTCTTGGCTAAACACTACACTGGGTTTGACTCCTGCTTGGTTTGGAGTAGGGTCCATTCCCTCTGTCAACTTTTTGGGAACCAGAAAAGGACAGGGAAAGCTAACAGACCAAGTCAGCGTAAGGGAGCAACTTGACTGCAGAGGCAAGTTCAATCAGATATCTGTCAAGCTTTTCTGTTAGTGTGATCAAATTCCATCTAGACTTTTCCTGGGAGGAAAAAAGTTGACACATGTGCCGTCGACGATTGCAGGATGGTGCCTCCCTTGTGGAGGTGCTCTCCTGATGATATCTCCACAGTCAGGGAAAAGGGCCGAGGAGGTAGAGACGACATCTATAAGGTCGGGGTGGGTGGGACATCTGTATCTCCAACAGGAGCAGAGCGGCAAATTCGTTTTTTCTTACTTCCTTAGCTCAGTTGGTTAGAGCATCCGACTTTTAATCGGGGGGTCGCGGGTTCAAGCCCCGCAGGAAGTGATTTTTGTTGGCCCATCCCATCCTTCCCATCCCATTCCATAATGGAAAAAAGTTGACAGGGAATGGAAAGCCAGTTACAAAGCAGCACCCCCCGACATACCATTGATTTGCACACAGTAAAAGAACTGTGTGTGAATCCTCCCATCCAACCAACCGTCCATCCAACCAACCGTCCGTCCATCCCTCTCTCTCTCCGTCCCAGAAGCAAAGATGAGTATCTTCAATCGCTTCTCAGCCCTGGAAATTGACTCTGATTCCGACTCTGATACCTGCTATTCTTGCGGTTCTGATTCAGACTGTGAGACTAGCTACTCCTGTGGCTCTCCTGCTGCTCCGCGAATCAATCTGCTGGATGATCCGCTGATGCAAGCCATGGCCCGCGGAGATATTCTGTGGGGCGACCTGCTCTATGAGGCGTCTCCCGTTGTCCAAGAATGGACACTCCCAGAGCGCATCCAAACACCCCCAAAGGATGACATGGAGCTCTGGGAGCTGCCCCAGGCCACGAATCTGGCGGAGTATTACGCGGATCACTACGATACGCGGAAGCTTTCCGATTCGGAGTGGGAGGCAGTAATGAGCTGGATCCACGCCGCAGGCTGGACAGTCGGCTCCTGGGATCGCAAGGGATTCCACGCGGTTCCAGACAATGGCCCAGCCGTCGTCTGGACCAAGCCGGTTCCCAAGACTGCAGCAGTTCCGCGTTTCTGCCGCAATGGCGCATCCTGCACGGATAGCTCCTGCCGCTTTGTGCACGGCGACACGATTCCACGGACAAATCGCCCGTGTGCCTTCGGCGCAAGCTGTGGCAAGCGGGAATCATGTCTGTATCTCCACCCAGGAGAGATCTGGTCAGTGGATCTGGTGCTGAAGCGCCCGATCTGCTGCGGCGGCCATTGAGTACCAAAGAAAAAACCAAAGAAAAAACCAAAAACCCCAAAATCCTAAATTTTGGTGCCGTCAAAAATGATGAGCGCCCCCAACACACAGCAAGAGTGCGACGACAAAGCAGAATGGCACTGATAGTAACAAGAAACAACCGTCTCTCTCTGCGAATCCGCACACCGCCGCCATCATGTGCAGTCTGTGGTGATGCATCAGACTATGACAAGAATACAGGTCTCTGTAGAGAATGTCTGATAGATGAAATGTCAGAATCCTGTTTTCTATGTGGTGTTCTGTATATGCCATCGACAAAGACATGGCACAAACATGGATTCTGCTGTTCCAGCTGTTTTCTGACTGGACGACGAAAATAGAAAATTTGACAATGCATTGTGCGGGGGGCTTAAAGGCGTGGACAACTGCCCACAGACCAAAGACGATCCCAACGAAATGTCAGAAACGCGCGGATCAGCCAAGGCTCATCCCATCTGCATCGGTTGCGGTGCTAACTCACGCTGCAAGAAGGGACAGTATTGTGACGACTGTCTGGATGCACAATATGCAGAAACCCTCTGTTTCTGGTGCAACAAGAAGACCGCGGTTGAAGGTGACAGCTACTGTTCCAAGGAATGTCACGCAAAGGCCACAGCACCGCGGTGTTATGTCTGTGGCTACGAACTTAAGGCAGATGAGTCACGCATGTGTGACGACTGTCGTTCAGAGAGACATTTCTAATCAGAAAGACACTCCAAACCAAAAAACCACTAAATTTTGTTTGAAAAAATTGACATCCTTTCCTCAACGCGGAACACCCAACACCAGGACGATGGCGACCCAGGACAATCTAATGGAGACAGTCTTTACACACTGCACTGTTTGCGCATCACCGCGGGAGGATTGTGACTGTGAAGCCTGTCCAGGTTGCGGACAGCGTGAATTCTGTTGCTGCAGTCCACGGACACCGTCTTACCATTGTCCGTGTGATCACGAAAAGCGGCACAATGATCTGGCGTGCGATTGTCCGTGTGCGCGCTGTATCGGACTGCGTCTGGACTTTCAAGACCGCATAGCACATGGGGCGATTCGGCAACCATTCTGTGTCTGTGACTTGTATCCACACGATGACATGGTGTGTGACTGTGCTTGCCAGGAATGTGTAGACAGCCGGCGGAATTATCAGAATATCCGCAGCAATCCTTACTGGCAAGAGACAGAGGATTCCATGGAGGATTCCATGGAAGATAACATGATCTACATCTGTCAAGGCTGTGGTGCAAACATGGGAAACGACCCTGGAGACTGGCAGGGATTGTTCTGTAGTCGTAGCTGCGCGGTGGAAGTAATGAGCAGCTAGATGTTTCCGAAAACCTAAAAACCAACAAAACAAAATAATTTTGACGAAAAAATTGACACACCAAAAAACACCATGCAGCAAAATCAGGCACAAGAAAGCCAAGAATGTCCGTAGTATCAACGATGTCAGCAAAGGAACTCGTAAAGGCAGAGAAGGCGGCAGCCAAGGAGGCAGAGAAGGCAGAGAAGGCAGCAGCCAAGGCGACGGCAATGGCAGAGAAGGCAGCAGCCAAGGCGACGGCAATGGCAGAAAAGGCGGCAGCCAAGGAGGCAGAGAAGGCAGAAAAGGCGGCAGCCAAGGAGGCAGAGAAGGCAGAGAAGGCAGCAGCCAAGGAGGCAGCCAAGGCGGCGAAGGCAGCAGCCAAGGAGGCAGCCAAGGCGGCGAAGGCAGCAGCACCAAAGCGTCCAGTTGGACGTCCACGGAAGTCAACAGCGTCTGTGTCAAGCACTCCCGTTCTGGAGCCATTGATTCCAGAACCGGCAATGTCAGATATCGCAGCAGAAGTAGCGGAGCTACGAACACGTCTGGCAGCGCAAACAGCCGCGTTCACAGCTCTAACACAAAAGTTCGATGCTATCCGTGAATTGCTGGCGTAAATCTGTTCAGACAAACCAAACAAAATCAAACAAAACCAAACCAAACAAAAACAATTTTTGCATAACGTTTTAGGAGGGGGAGGGGGGGGAAGGGGGGCTATATTTAGGCAATAGACGTTATTTCCATACTGATATCTACACGCCCAGAACGCATGTAAGACGGATCCAGACCATTGAAAAACTCAGGACTGCGATTTGATGTTAGAATTAGTACAGTCCACGGATACATTCCGTGATCAATATCATCCATTAGACTATTCCAACCGGTCTTATCTGGAACTAGAATAGGAATATTCTTGTGTGGCTGTATTCCTGTGTGGATGGACATCAAAGGACCGTCAATCTCATCCATCAGAACAACCAGTGGTTTTTCCTCTGTCGGGCTGACAGTAGAATGAAGTCCGGTTAGTGTGTCACCGGGTTGCCAAACCCGTAAATTGTTACAATACGATGCATTCATTTTCTTTGCAAGAAGAAGTCCCAACATGGATTTTCCCGTTCCTGGTGCTCCGTAGAGGAACGTCACACAGTGTCCCTTAGTCTTCATCACAGACATAATAGCCGTCAGTGCGGCTTGTTGTCCTGGACGGGGTTCAATAGACAGAGAGATATTGCGTCTTATGTAATCTACACAATAGAGAGATCCAGTACGCTGATACACCGTCAGGGATGTTGGAGTTGTACCGGTTGTGTCGGCGGTGGTGGTGGTGGTGGTGGCAACTGAAGCACTGCAAGTCTGAAGTTTAATCTCTTGCTCTTCTGCCAGAGCACGATATGATTTTTCTGTTGCAAGAATGTGGACAGTAAATTCTTCCTTTTCATAACAGCGTCTGTAGTGGAGATACATCACATACCAACATCCAATAGACCAACCAACCTTACGGTTTTCGTCAGTTATGTGGCTGCTCCGAATTAGACGACGTTGAATCCGCTTTGCAGCGTCAATTTCTTCAATAGTGTAGAAGTAGATTCCAAAGGGCTGTAGTAGCAGAAGCAGTGACATCCACGGAAACGATGACAGAAGCGTTCCTGCTACGTTGGCAAGGACAAAACCGATGAATGTGGCCATCATTTTCTTTATCCTGTGTTTGCGGCGATTTACCGGTTGATTTTGTCAATTTTCACAAACCATGGAGTCGATCAGTGAGCGAAAAAAGTGAAACCAAATAATCGGCCAAGTAGCCACCAAACAGGATGGAGCCAATCACTGTGATGAACACAACCATGTGGGACGGCAAGGAGGAGGGTTGGACTCTGGTAGAGCAGCGCAAGGTGCGCAAGCCTAAGAAGTCAAATGCACCTGTGGCCAAGGATTGATCAGTCCTCCTAAATAAACAAAAAATAAACAAACAACAAACAAAAACAAACAAAATTTTACACCTTTTTTCATTTAAAATGCCGACTTAAGTTATCTGAAATATATACTTTCTTCTTTTGTTTTCTGGTTTTTCTTGGTTTAGTACTTGACGGTAACAAACTTGAACGTTTTTCCGCATGTATTTAAACGGTATATACTATAATTTGTATATATGGAACTCCCTGTTTTAGTTACCTATGCGAATATTGGGTATGCCGATTTTGCGAAAAATCTATTACTAAATCTTAACAAAGAAGCGAATAATTATAAGATACATTTTTATTGCTTAGACCGAGAACTGAAAGAGTTATTAGAAAAATTACCATTAACTATATCTATTGTGTTTGAAATACTGGATGTTAACGTTAGTTCAAAATTTCAAAAATACGGGTCTTACGAATACAATAAAATTACACATACGAAAATGAATGTATTAAGAAAAGCGTTATCTGTTTATAATTATATTCATTTTATAGATTGTGATGTTGTATGTATGAAAGCACCAGACAAAGATTATTGGTTAAAATATGCGGATAAGGATATTGTATTCCAATACGATTGTGGATTTCATAATTCCTCAACACCACATCATCCATTTTATAATACATGGGTATGTACAGGAAATACAACATTGCGTAATACGTTATCTACAAATCTACTATTGGATACAATTGAGCAGTATCAACATAAATATCCAAATAAAAACGACCAAGAATGTTTACAACAATGCTTTAAAGATATATCCATATCTGATATAACAAAGTATTCTCATGCGAAATTAGATGTATACCCATATGAGGAGTTTACGAATGGATATTGGGTCGGTCATGATATTGGTGGAACAGAGCGTACATTCTTCTTTCATGCAAATCATGTATCTGGTGCAGACGCAAAACGGAACTTATTGAAAAAAGTAGGATATTGGCTTCTATAGATATCCTAGAAAGAAGAACCATTTATCCAAGGTATTATTAGGCTTTTCAAGTGTATAAAGCAATGGATTCAAGTCGACACAACTTTTTATTATATATTGGTCCATATTTACACATACATTATTCCTATCGTATTCGCGTATTACACTATCGTATAAAATACAATGTGATAACCAAGCAGTTTTATTTCCAGCAATGATAGCACCCGCGATACAAATTGTTGGATACTTATAGAATTTCTCTACAGGTATAGTTCGGATATACTGTAGGTGAATTTTATCGTCGTCAAGTAAACGTCGTGTACCGAATCCGTTGCGTGCTGTAATTTCAGACAAGTCATTGCGGATACAACCGGCATCGCACCAAATAAATATATTCTCATTAGGAAATTTTTCAATTGCACGGCGAACAAACTCTTTCTTTTCGTACCATACAACGGCTAATTCTGGTGTATGATACGATTCAGGGTCGCGTAGTTTTTGCCTATTCCAAAAATCAGCTCCAAGCGACCATCCAGATAGTTGTGAGAAGTTCAGAATTTCAAACGTTATATGCGATAGAGGGTATCCCCAACTCTCAATTTCCGCTTTTACGTCTTCTGTTGTAAAAAACAATACAGGTGTGTTTATAACAGAACGAATCCAACGTTGTAAATGAGCTACATAGAAACTATGAGGCTTTTTACTAGGAATTTTATAGTATGCGCTAACTATCATTATAGTTATATAAATAATTAATCTTTATATGTTAAACGCAATCCAGGCAATTTAGAAAATGTATCAAATAATATAAAATCATCATTATTTTCTTTTATATAAAATATACTTGCTTGCTTTTCTGGATGATATGTTTCAATAAATGGACCTTCTATAATCTTATAATTGTTCGCAATACAAAGTTCCTTGAAAAAGTCCAACGAATAGTCGCATACTCCATGTCTATACCAATTATGGGTAAGTGGAACACAGTGATAATATAATGTTCCTATATCACCTAGTTCATGCATATTTTTAAAGAAGGCATATTGGTTAGATATAATGGAATCTACATTTGTATTTTCACCTACATGTTCTGAAAATCCAACATTTGTAATTACCTTGAATCCTAACAAAATAAAAGGTCTATTTGAAGGTATTTCAGATATCTAAAGTCGGCGTTTTAAATGTAAAATGGTGTAAAATTTTTGTTTAGCAACTCCGCGGGAAAGACGATCAGCACCGGTTATTTGTAGCCACCGCAGCGATAAAGGCGTATGCCAGGAATGTCAGCCCCACAGAAAGAATCTGCCATCCAGTGAACGTGTATTCACCGAAGACAAGCTTATCCAGCATATCGTCAAGAGACAGTAGTTGCTCCTTGACCTCTGCAGGACAGTCGGTCTGAACGGGACAGTCAGTCTGAACGGGACAGTCGGTCTGAACGGGAGAACTGACCGCATGAAAGGAAGAACAGTCTGCGTGAATGGGAGAACTGACAGGTGTAAACTCTCCCAATACCGAATCACAGGACAAACCCACCTGACGGACAAGATTTCCAGTCGGAGGCGGAGGCGGCGGAGGCGGTGGAAAGAGCTCTTGAGAAACTCGATCGTCGCCATACCAGTCTTCCTGGAGCCGCAGCGGAGCCACCGGTTGGACAGGATGTGTGCGCAATGCATTCGGCGGAGTCACAGGAATCCACTCACCAGAACTATCCTGAAAGGTACTCCACTGACGGTCCCAAGCCCGCTGAGCAGCGTTATCCTCTTCAGGTCTTCCAGCTTCCTGCAGCAGCCGGCGGATCTCATGTCTATCGCTGCCGCCTAAGTCAGGAGAGTACATAGCCGCAGTAGCGACAAAGGGTGCATCCATGACACCCTGACTCTCCCACCATGCACAGTCAGGATATCCAGTAGCACCGTAACACCATCCAGAATCGGTGCGACGCAGTCCAGGAGACGCAGGCACCATCTCCATACGTCCGTCAATTTCAACCAGCTGTCCGCCGCCGCTGCTGCTGCCATCCACATCGCGGGGCATTTCCATATCGTGGAGACGATACTCTCCCCACAGAAAAGACGGCCAATATCCATTATCAACGCGGAATCCAACACCGCGGATAATCTCCATTACGGTGCCGTAATTGTGTGAACCAGAAGTGGTACGTCCCGAAATGACAGAACGTCCGACCACAATCTCATTCAAAGAGAAATCCGTGCGTCCGTTATCCAACATCGCGGAATCTGTCTTAATCGTCGTCGTCATCGTCGTAGGCATCGTAGGAAATAGAGCAGCCATCCTGATAACCAGCAACCAGACGACTTCTGTATGTCAACTTTTCGCCTGCGCCTGTGCCTGCGCCGCCGCAAAATTTGCCATCTTCTGCAGTACCGTCAAGTACTAAACGGTACAATGACATCCTATCGTATATATCGTAATCCCCATACAGGAGAAATCCAGTTTCTGAGGTGGTCAAGTCTAAATCAACAGTGGACAACGGATATCCCCCTGATGAACAATTGGGCTGCGGGCAACATACGAATCTACAGAACACCAACGCAATGGTTTTCGTCAGATCCTCCACAAGAGTGGGGACAGTTGAGTTCGCGGGAGATGCAACGATTAGGAAGTATTCTTTATCATGGAATTCCCGAAGAAGCAATCACACAGGCGATTTCAATTGATGCCGCACGTCGTATGGAGGAACTCTCACAGAGAATGATATCTGGACTCTTGGATATAGACAGTCTGGAAATTCTGGAGTCTCAGATACCTACCTTAATGCGTCCGCCAGAAATGTTTGGATCTCCGACACCGGTGTCTCAGCCTCAGCCTCAGCCTCTGCCCCAACATGTAGCCGCGCTGGTAATTCGTTCAGCGATAGAATCCGGTGCGCAATGTCCAATCACAATGGAATCCATAGCAGAAAGCAATGCCGCGGTAACAAGTTGCGGACATGTATTTAATCGTCGTGCACTTGATCGTTGGTTAGAAACAAACACAACTTGTCCCGAATGTCGGCAGATCTGTTGCCGCGGATAAAATCGCAGTATCAAACAGAACAATGCCTCCTACCCGTCGCCACCAGAAGCAGCAGCGCAAGGAGAAACAGCAGCGTAAGGAGCATCGCAAGACTCAGCGTAAGGAGAAGCAGCAACGCAAGGAGAAGCAGCAACGCAAGGACTAAAAAGGCCTCACGGTTACTTCAAAGTCCGTTCATATCCCTGTGCCAGAGCACGATATGTGCGCGAATTAACAACTTCGTACAATTCCACAGAACACGACCAATCTGCATCCAATAAATCAATCAAATTGCCCCACGGATCCAAAACACGAAACCGCAATTGTGCAACGTTAACAGGAGCCAAAAAGGTAAATTCTTTCCGCAGAAGATTAGCATTATCGTCAAATTCCATAACATACGAACCGTTTCGCAGAATAACTTTAGCAAAAGCCGCAACAGAATCGCCATTTCCGGTCATATGAGTAATATTGTCCAAACGTTCATTACTACCTCCAGTGATTAACATCTGAACAATATAATACGGTGCAGCCTGTGTCAAAATGACAGATGAACCAACAGCAATAGCTCCTGGCATAACGTCAATACATCGACAGCGAAATCCCAACCAGAATCCCAATCCCCAATACCGCGATCGTGACGCAACAGCAGAATTACAAGAATCAAAAAACAAGCGGAAAGGCACACATGCTTCGTGAGAAATAGCGATCTGTCCAGTAATCTCGTTCAGAGCAACGCAGAATTGTTCACCAGTAGCACGTAAAGCCATCTGAACAGCGTTAACCAATCCAGAAGCATCATAATTTCCAGGTTGAATGCAGACCCGCACAGGTGGACAACAAGAAATCTGATAAGTGAAATCCAGATTTCCGTTAGCAGCAGAGAAAACCCAAGCAACATTGGGAATCTCAATGGACGATAAAGCCACGCGCATAATATTTTTGTAAGGTGACGCCAGACGAATCAACCAATCTGCTGTTGCATTATAATATGTATCAGCAAACCGACTATCCAGTGACAAATTATAAATCCTGTATTTGGAAGTATCAATCAAATCAGAATCCATTCTGTGTTTAGCAATGCAAAATTTCCACCAAAAGACTTTTAGCGGCGTCTCCAATCATAAAATCAACGGCATCTAAAGAGGCACAAGCAGCGGAACTATCATTGTAACTGGCTCTAATTTGATCAACAGACCATGCGGATCCGGATTTATTGCGAATGTTAATAGAATTATGTAGATCTGCAAACCATTTAACCATATCGGTACCGGGATTCACGGGATGTTTCTGTAGCCAATCGTTATAGTGCTGAGTACATACAGGACAAGGTAGACAGGTGCTAAGAATAATAGCCAATCTACGAATGCGTTCATCGTCGGATAGCACACTGGCGGTATGTATAGCACGCCACAATCCTGGACCCCATTGTTTAGGTTCAAAAGATGAAATATTTTTATCTTTAAAACCTTTCCAACGGGGTTTGAAAATATTCAATACGGGAGCAGCACGTTGCGGAGCAGAAGAAAATGTTGTAATATTTCTAGTGGCAGAAGGCGCAGAAGGAGCAGAAGGAGCAGATGATCGTATAGAACGTATAGCTTCGTTAAAATTAGATCTTCTTCCGCAGCTGCACATGAAACCCTACAGAAATAAAGTAAAAAAAATACCGTCAAGTAACGTCAAGTACTAAACGGTACCAGAATCCACACCCACACCCGCACACCCACACCCACACACCCGCACACCCACACCCACACACCCGCACAAGACTCAATATTACAATGTATTAACAACTGGATCATTTATCCAAGACTTGAGACCATATTGTAAATAGAGCTGTTTGAGATCAAAACGTTGACTAATATTTGTAATATCGAATTGTTTATCTCTGTTAGCGCTCATCCACATAAACCGAACAAATGTATAATCGTTCATAAAAGCGTATGCAGGAATTTTAGTGATAAGTTCAGATCTAACAATGACAGGTTCAGGAAATAAAGCAATTAAATCCAGAGTATTACTAACAGCATTATAAAAGTTAATCATAAGTTCTTTGGAGAGACAAGTATCGAATGAATTACATTGCGTTAAATATCCATCTCCATAAATAGGTTTAGCAATATATGAACCGCTGGAGTATATACTCTTAGGCATTCTTAGTAGAGAATGTCAAAATTGATCTATGGTGATATTTGTCCTGATCCTCCAGTAGAAAATAAAAATTTATCAAATTACATGGTCCAATATATATCAATAATTAATCAATATAAAACATCTGGCAACAAAGATATAGTGCAAGAACGATTAAAAACATTACTATCAGAAATTAAAACAATAAATACAAAATTATTTAATTCTTAAAACCCTTTGTTCTCCCGAAAGAAAATATAGGTCATCAGTATAAATGGCGGGGCTTACTTCAACAGATAACTTATTTATTTCGCCGTTGGTAACAAACTACACACCCGATGCGTTGATGAATATCGATGATCAGGTACAGGATACTGTAGTGATACAGGTATCCGTGATACATTCACTTACAATGTATCTGGCGAAGATGTTTACGCTCTGCTGAACGGTTTTAAGGTCTCAGGTCTATCAATTGATTGCCGCCTGAAAACGAAGGACGTTAATATGGAAAACTTATCTGTTGAAATGCGTACGGAGGGCGCAACAGCATTCCGCAATGTAATCAGCAAGGCAATAGCAGGTGCTACATCTTCTACCGGCAGTCTTACACTCAGCAAATATATGTCAAAGGAACTCTACAATGCATTCACGGCTGCATTTGGTTCAGTGCTTCTCGGATTCACTGGTGCCAGTTTTATATCTGGTGCCCCTGATGGTAGTGTCGCAGGAACAACGATAACAAGTGCAGGTCCTACATATACCGATAATCCTGTAGTCGAAACAAACCCCAACGTAGGTTCTGCAGAGTCTGTATTAGTTACATCAAAGACATCAGTGACCGGCTTTGCGGTACAAGTAGTCGTTGATCCTTCTGCTGCGGCAAGTAACCTATGGAATACACACACTGCCGCTACAAACAATGTAAGAACTGTATTGGTCCGCCAGATTCCCAAGTCTAACTTGGTAAAATATCTGCCAGAAGGAGCGACAGGTGCTGAAGTCCCTCTGGTAACGGACGCATTGCCGCTGGTATGGGGCAACAAGCTGAACTTTGTATTTGATGTAGATACAAATACAACACCCAATGAGAATATCCCGGTAGAGGATAATGTGACTCAAGCCAATGGTGATTCGGCACCCGGTCCTACTAATGTACCAGGTAAAAACATGTTTAATCTAAACCTGGCCAATCGCCGTGTGGCATTTGAATTCGTACTGGGCACTGCAGATGGTGTATCTGTTGCAGGCTCCAAATATTTAACAGGTGGTGCATCAATGAGTGCAAACCCCGCACAAGTCATAATTGCAGACGGTGTAACTCTCACATACGGTGTAGTGTATGGTACAACCGGTGCAACTGGTGCTACATTCATCTAAATAGAATAAATATCTGTAATTGTCATACTGTTTCTATATTAGAATTATGACGATTACAGACAAATGTTAGTTCTATAGGGAGGGCGTTTGCGGAGGGCAAAAATAAAATCGCAGCAAGCTATTAGGGATGTTCCCGGCGTTGACCGCGGCCCTCCGGTATACCCCATTGACCCACCCCTCCTTCCAGATTTTTGCAGAAATTTTACAGAAATTCTCCAATTATCCGTTTTTTTGCAAAATTTTAACAAAATTTTTACAAAAATCCATCAAACCACCCAGATTATTGCCGATTGCTGAAGTTCCTTGGATCCTAAGGAGGTCCCTGGCTTGAAAAACTTTTGCAACCGACAAAACCTTGAAGACCCCCTCCTCCCTCCTTCCAGATTTTTGCAGAAATTTTACAGAAATTCTCCAATCAGCCACTGCCACCCTCTTCAAAAAATTGACAACCTATTACCAAGCAGTTGCAGCCAACCAGGAGAATATCAAACCTGTCCCTGAGACCATGACTAATTACGAACGCCTGAAAGATCTCCAAAACCAGATGAATAACTTGAAGGCAGAAATTGGCGATGCAGAGTTCAAGGAAATTGCATCTCACGAAGCTTGGGCTAAGCGTTGCAGCCGCCGTTCAGCAGAATATCGTCGCATACGGCATGGCTGTCAGTCGTCACTGATTCCTCCACAACCCATATGGGACAAGGATCTTGACGACTATCACTCCACAGAAGAGTATAGTGTCCCGTTACCAGAGGAACTGCATTCCGCAGGATACCGTGCGTTTCTACTGCGCAGCAGTGACTGGACATGGAATGGTTATTGTGAATTGCCTCCAGACCATCCGTGGGTAGGTAACAAAGAACTTAGTGGAAGTTTCTTTTACGACCACATATTTGAACCTCCTCTCCCAGAGCACTGTCCGCAAGAAATCACCTATAGCAGGTTCAATGCGTTTAAGGATCCACCAGACCTTGAAGATGATGAAGCCTGGAATGCCGCAATTGCGGATTCTAAGAAGTTCCGCGTTGGCTACGATCACTGTCACGGACACGATATCTCACCCTGTCGCCCCAATAGCACTGCATATGGTTACATAACATTCTCAGCTGCTGTTGCGGAAGTAACCGCGTTTGCGTTCTGGTTCCGCGATTGTGCGACGCATATTCAGACAAATACCCAATGTTGTCGCAAGCGTTATCCAGAAGCATCAATTGATGAGTAATGTATGTCAGCTATAAAATCAAATAAAATGCATAAAAATCTCTTTTGTTTCAGAGACGAAAAATGACAAACAGAATCTCATCATGTCAGCTTATCAGATGTCCCTGACTGCTAACATCCCAGAAGCCTTTCTGTTACTAACACCAACGATCCAAACGGCTCTAATTCGTTTAGCCATGGACTTTTACACTAATCTCCAGGCGGATATTCGTGCGGATTGGGAAGCAGCAATGTCTGCAGAAGATTCGCAGAAAGCGGAAAGATTGCGTGAAGAAGGAAGAAAAGCCGGTGCAGCAGAAATGTTAAATCAAGTTCGTTCGCGTCTAGGTGCAGCGGATGCCTTAGCGGTTCGTCTGGCCACTGCAGAGGAGACAATCAAACAGCTCCAGGCGGCAGAGGAATCTGTTCTATCAAAACGGGTAGAGGACTGTCTGCAGAATTATCGTAAGGATTGGGAATTATCTCATGTAGCAGAATTGTCAGCTTTGAAAGAGGCTGTGGCAGCTTCTGTTGCCAAAGATACATCCAGAGATAAATATGTGTCTCTTGTGGAAGAATCTTATAATGGATTGAAAATGACTGTCTCTCTACTGACAGAAGAACTGGATAAATATAAGAAAGCAGCTGCCCCTAAGAGTAGTCATGCTCTTGGAAAGATTGGTGAAGCGACTGTGTTAGAGATGATTAATGCTAATGTAATTCCACAGTTTCCATATTCGGAGGTGAAGAATATGACAGCTGTTAAGCATGTAGGAGATTTCCATGTTAAGGTGTACGGCCCAACAGGAAAACCGGTGAATCTGATGTTAGATGCCAAGAAGTATAGTGCTCCAGTACAGCTTAGTGAAGTGGAGAAACTGTATAGCGATCTTGACAGTAACGAATCTGATGCAGGATTAATGATTAGTTTAGATTCTCCAATATATACCAAGTCGCAATTTCAGATTACAAAGACGAAGGGTGGGAAACCGTGTATGTTTGTATCATTTGATAAATTAGATGATGGCATTCGTAAAGAGATACTATGTTGGGCCATTCGTGTCTTGGTAAGTGTTGTATCTACCAGCGATAACTCAAGTCAGGATGCAATGATAAAAGAAATAACATCGTTTCTTGGAGATTTGTCATCATCATTGTCTACAATGGAAGGATGTGTAAAGATGAGTAAAAATCTGTATGATAATCTACGTGAACTCAAAGATGGAATAATTAATCGTATGAATCTCTATCGTGTTGCTTGTGGACTAAGTGAGGTAGTTACAGATAGTGTAGTGGATATGCGATGTAAAGCGACCAATAAAACGGGAGATCAATGTAAATCTCGCAGACATCCAATGGGAGAATATTGTTCTAGACATAGCGGGATGGGGCCTGGGTTGCTGGCGCCACCCCCTATCGCGGAGGGGAAAATCCTATCATAAAATTAATAAAATATTTATTTTATGTGTAATGTTTGTGATGTTGTATTTTTGGGCTGTTAATTTGCGGTTGCTAATTTGTTGGCTGTGTGGGAAAATTGCTAAAAATTTTTGGTGAGTTTTATGTGGGGATTTTGGGTGCGCTGACCCCCCTATCATGAGACTAAAATTAGTATGGGAAAGTTGATGACTTTTCTCAAAATCTATATGGGGATTGTGACGTAGACTTTTGGAGGGGGTATTTTGGCGCTATTTTGGCGGGTCTTCTTGGCTCCTTTCCCACGTCATAAAACAGTTTTTTAAATTATTTTTTGTGTGAGAAATATGATATAATAAATTATATTTTAATTATTTTTTTGTGACGTGAAATAATATTATTTTGCGATACAGTGCACAAATTATTATGAAATATTTTATTTTGCGTCACAATTGCGACATAAAATAAAATGCGAATTATTGCAAATTATTGCGTGAAATTCGGTGATTTTCCGGAATTTTTTTCTCCGGCAAAATTAAGAAATTCGGCGGCGAGTCG